GGTTGGAGCGCCAAGTTGCGGCACAGGGTACGGCTGCGAACGAAGTTCGCGGGGCAACTCCGGCGGCGCGGGCTGCGCGCAACGCCAATACCTGGTTCGATGCGTCGTATCGCGCGGAATATCGCGCCTATCTCGACGCGGCACGCGCCAAGGCTGCGGCCGGCGCGTTCGTGGTGCGCGTGATGTCGTACGCGCAGTGGCTCAACGCTCGGCAGACGAAGGAGGCCGCATGAAGTTCCGCTCGTATCTCGATGCGTGGCTGTATGCCCGCATGAACAAGATCCGGCGCAAGCCCAAGCGCGTGTCGCTGTACTGCTGGGTGCTGTGATGGCTCGGTTGCTCATCACGCACCAGCGCTATCTCGGTGTCGGACGACACTAGATCGCACCGCCCAACGAAGCTCGCTTCTGGGCTGCACTCGGCTACATCGTGGTCGATGCACCGTCGTTGTCAGGCCCGAAACACCCCGGGCCTGACTCAAGCCGTTGATGTGTCCTTTTTAGCTAAGGACTCACATTTGTCCACACGTTTAGGAGATTCGATCATGGTCACGAAAGCTCAACGCGCTCGCACTGCTCGTCAACCGGAAGTCATCGATGTCGAGATCTCGGTCGAGCACAAGCGCAACAAGTTCTACGAAGCGCAGCAGGAATACCTGCAAGCGCTGGGCATCCCTACTGAACGCCGCGCATTCGTCGCATTCGCGATCGGCGTCGGCACGTCGATGGCTGTCGGTGTCACGATGACCAAGATCACCACGATGGCGATGGTCGGCGCGGCGCTGCTTACCGGCTCGATGTTCCTGTCGATGATGATCTGGATCATCGGCTGCATCCTGTCGATCTACGCATCGATCAGGACTTTTCACGCGACGTTCAACTACGTGGCGGAAGGTCACATCGACCGCGACGTGCTGCGCATCAAGCAGTGGTCCGAGGACAAGGTCGCTCGGGCACGCGGCTGGTTCAACAAGCAGCAGGAGCGTTTCGCATGATCGAGATGTCGCTGCTCGTCGCGGCTGGCCTGCTGATCGTTTTTTCGCGGTTGTCTTGGAAGTTGCGGATCAAGATGCTCAGTCACCCGCTGGCTGTCGACATCGCGGTCTTCGCGCTGCTGACCGTGCTGCATTGGGGCACGTTCAGTGGCGTGATGATCGCCTCGATTTCCGCGTTCTTCTGCTCGTGCCTGCTGACTTTCGGTCGGCGAGCGTTCGGCTACTACGTCGGCGGCGCGTACAAGCACGGCTGGCTCAACATGGAGCACAAGCTCAAATGAGACGCTGGCTCGAACCCATCGCATGCTTCGCACTGTTCGCGCTGCTCGGCGTGCTACTCGCCTGGAGGTTGTAGATGCTGCACCTCATGGAGACCAGCTACGACGCGTCCGAGGAATTCGCAGCCTGGGTGCAATCCGTCGCTGCGGAGACCGAGGTCGATCCGATCGAGGTCATCGCGCTGATCGAGGAAGAACTCGGCGCACCGCTGTTCGAGCTGCACAAGCTCGGCTTCATCTGAAAGGAGGCAGGTATGGCACAAGGTCCGTAGCGGCTGGCTCAGCCCCCAAGTTCAATCCGTTCACTCAACTCGTTCAAGGAAACTCATCATGTTCACCACTCTGTTCAACTCACTGCCGATCATCCCGAAGAAGCAGGTCCTCAAGATGACCATCGGCTCGCTCAACTCGTCCGTCATCGGCTTCGTGCGCTCGCACATCCGGCAATCGCAGTACGAGAACATCTCGCGCACCGGCGAGACCCCGACCATCGACAAGTTCAACGAGGCGATGTCGCAGATGTCCGAAGCGAGCGCCGACGCTCAGGCCATGAGCGACATGGGCCTGGACGTGCAGATGAAGGCGATCGACGTGGCGACGCACCTCAACGTGTTGCGCTGCTTCCTGATCGGCAAGCTCGCGGACGCCGCGCAGCTCCCGCAGGACGTGCCGCTCACGATCGAGGAAACGCTCACGTTCCAGATCACGCGCGAGCCGGACATCAACGAGCCTTCACTCAAGGCGCTGGCGAAGGCGGTGAACATCGACCTCGACGCGCTCAAGGCAGCCAAGGTCAAGATGCACGCCGACGATCGCGCGGAGCTGATCGACATGCAGGACCAGATCACCGACCTCATCAAGACGCTCGATGCGCCCGAGGACGACGACACCCTGGATGTCACCGCGGAAGCATCGTTCGACGCGCTGCCCGTGCAGATCCGCTACAAGCTGATGAGCACGATCGCCCGCAACCTGTCCAAGGCTGGTGACAAGGCGCTTGCCACCCTGCTACGCTTCAACCGGCTCGAAGCGGCCGGCGACATCCAGCTCATCAAGGCGGTGCACGCCGACGTGGTCGCGTGGATCGCCAACTTCAGCAAGCAGAACGCCGACGCGCTCAACGCTTACAGCGAGCGCGGCGGGCAACTGCCCGAAGTCGCGGCGATGAACTGATCCTCCTCGGCTCGCTTCGAGCGAGCCTTTGCAGCGTCCGGGCTTAGGCCTGGGCGCTGCTTTTTGTCGGCCTGGGGTCGACGGACTGCCCTTACGATCTTCCATTCCAAAGTCACTTTTTTCTAAGAGCCTTTTTTATATAGGACCTCTACCTATAGGTACTATGTATTCCTTTTAATTTTATGATTTTGGAATGGAAGTTTGGAAGTCTAATAAAATCAATAACTTAGAAGAGATATACCTTCCAGACTTACGCTTCCCTGAACGGGCCACTGCGGCTCTACAATGCGCTCCTCCCTCCCACTGACCGCCCCGACCCCATGAAGCTGCACTTCCTCGAGGCTTCCGTGCCTCTGACCAAGATCTACGAAAAGGCTCAGGACGGCACGATCAAGAAGACTCCGTACCCCCACGTGTACGAAGTCAGCTCGCATGAAGAAGAGGTCAAGTCGCTGGCTCAGTTCGAGTCGACGCTCAAGTACCATGCGCAGCGCAACCACTGCCTCCTGAAGGGCAACCTCACCCGGCAACTGGTCAAGGAGTCCCGGGCAGGCACCACGGACGCGAACGCTGCGACCGAGTGGGTCTGCTTCGATGTCGACGGACTGCCGGTCAAGACCGCCGAAGACTTCGTCAAGCTGCTCGGTCTCGAAGACATCTCGTACATCGTCCAGTACAGCGCCTCGCACGGCATCGACAAGACCGGGTTCCGGGCGCACATCTTCATGCTGCTGGACAAACCCACGTCCGCACCCTTGCTCAAGCAATGGCTGATCGACCTCAACCACCGGGTGCCCGTGCTACACGACAACATGGGGCTCACCAAGACCGGCAACTCGATCAGCTGGCCCCTGGACATCTCCGCGTGCCAGAACGACAAGCTGATCTACATTGCACCACCGGTGCTCAAAGCCCCGCTCAAGGACCCGCTGGGCAAAACGCCACGCATCGCCCTGGTCAGGAAGGACAAAGAAAGACTGGTCATTCGCGACACCATCGCCTCCACCGCCAAGAACCGCGAGCGCACCTTGAAGAGGATCGAGGAGCTGCGCGAGAAGGACGGACTGCCGAAGCGCAAGATCTCCTTCCGCATGAGTGGCTCGATGGAGGTCATGGTCAAGCCCGACGTGTGCACGATCTCCGAGATGAAGACCGAGCGCGGCTTCGTGTACTTCAACCTCAATGGTGGGGACAGCTGGGCCTACTACCACCCGGAGAACAACCCGGACTACATCTTCAACTTCAAGGGCGAGCCGGTGTACCTGACGAAGGAACTCCTCCCGGAATACTGGCAGTCCCTCACCTCGGCTCCCGCGCGCATGACCTCGCAAGGCATCGCCTATCTCGCGTTCTGTGACCGTGCCACCGGTGCGTACTGGCGCGGCACCTACGACCAAGGCGCTGATGCCCTGGAACTCTTCCAAGCCAAGAACGAAACCCAGGTCCGGCACTTCGCCAAGCAGCACGGCGTGCCCCTCGGCGACTTCATCCCCGAGTGGGATCTCGTTTTCGACCCGCACGACAACGTGCGCGTGGACTTCCAGGCCAAGGTGGTCAACACCTTCGAGCTGACACCCTACATGAAGGCCAAGGCCCGGCAGGTCACGAGCCCGCCGAAGACCATCATGCGCGTGATCACCCATGCGCTGGGCAACGACCAAGCCACGGTCGACCACTTCATCAACTGGCTCGCCTTCATCCTCCAGAAGCGCGATCGCACGCGCACTGCCTGGGTGCTGCACGGCACGCATGGTACTGGCAAGGGCGTGCTGATGAACCTCATCCTACGTCCACTCTTCGGCACCAAGCAGACAGCTGCCCGGCGCATGGAAGAGTTCAACGAGCAGTACAACGGCTTCATGCGCAACGCGTTCATCGTCTTCGTCGATGAGGTGCAGACCAAGGCACTGAACAACGAGCGCGGCGTGATGGCGAAGCTCAAGAACTTCATCACCGAAGAGACCGTGGCGCTGCGCGTCATGCACCAGAACGCCACCGAAGTGCGCAACTATACGAACTGGATCTTCGCCAGCAACATGGCGGACCCAGTGTCCATCGACAAGGAAGACCGCCGCTTCAACGTCGGCAAGTACCAGCCCACGCCGCTGAAGAACATCTTCACCACGAAGGAGATGGAAGACCTCGAGCCTACACTGGCGAAGGAGCTGCAGGCCTTCCACGACTATCTGCTGTACTACAAGATGGACGAGGTCAAAGCCTCATCCGTGCTCGAGTCCGAGGACCGCAGTCACATGATCGCCATCTCGGAATCCTCTGCTGACACTGTCGCCTCGGCGCTGCTCGAAGGCCGCTTCGAGTTCTTCATGGACCAGCTGCCGACCTCTGAGGCATACAAGGGCAACGCGCTGGAGATCAACCGGGTGGAGGAATATCGCAGGGTCCTCAATGACCTCCTCACCCGCACGGATCGCAACTCCGGCGCGTGCAACATCAGTCGGGATGAACTCAGGACCGTCTTCGACTACACCGTGGGCGGTATCCCCAACACGCCGAACAAGTTCACGACGTACCTGAAGCACCACCGCATCCACATCGGCAAGGTGTGGCTCCATGGCTCGACGGTGAATGGGCTCAAGCTCATGTGGCAGGACACCGACAAATGGAACACGTACCTCAAGACGTTCGCACCGGCCAAGACCAGCGCGCAACCGAAGCGCAAACTGATGGCAGCGAAGTAAGACTCAAGCTCACGATCAAGTACGACCTGCCGCGCGAAGACCGTTATCGCCATCGCGGCACGTGGTGCAGCGCGCTGGTCAAGGGCGGCGGCGAATATGGCTCCATCGACGGCATCTGCATCGTCATCGTGCAGCTCGTTGACCGCACGGGCTGGTGGATCGTGCCGGATAGTAAAGATGACGAAGCCAAGTTCACCGACCGCGGCCCATTCGATACACCCGAAGCTGCGATCGCTTACTTGAGGCTGGTGTCATGAGCCTCGACTTCACGGTCCCGCTCGACGTAATCGACACGGAGCGCACTGAACGAGGCGCAGGCCAATGGCTCCTACCAAGCCACAGCACTCGCTGGCTATACGACGGCGTCCATGTGATGCTGTTCAAGCGCAAGGCCAATGACACCTACTGGATCACCTCGCGATGGACCGACGACGAACGCCGTTTCTCCGACCGAGGCCCATACACCAGGACCGAGGTCATCACTCTTCTCCGACTGCAAGGCAACAAGGTATGAACAAGCAATCCCTCATCGACGCATTCAAGTCCAACTTCGGCCACATGCTGGGCCCGAACATCATCGAAGGCCTCGCCGAGGTCGCGCTGAAGCTCCAGCAGAAGCCGGCCGAGACCTACACCTACACAGCGGTGTATAGCGGAAACGGTGGTGCGCTCTTCGATAGCATCACCTACGATACGCCGCACGAGGCATGGCGCAAGTCGATGGACCATCCTGACCAGATTGGCATCATGCGCACGCTGAGCGCCGGCAAGACGGTCAAGGCGATCGAGTTCTTCGCTCGCGGGGACATCCTCAAGCGGGGGCAGCAGTGCCTGGACGAGATCTGACGGTCTCCAACGAACGCCTCGATGCACTGGAAGGCCTGGCTTCCGATCACGCGGACTACGACCTCGTCACGCTGCCAGCCGGGTATTACGACAGCTTCCTCGCCTGCCGTGGCGAGCGGCTGATCCTCACTCATCTCCGGCCCAGCTACAAGGTCTACGCCCGCGACATCCGCATCGCGGTTTCGCACTATCGGTGCGTGACGAGCAATGAAATGAAAGCTCGCCTCCTGGGCAGCAAGAAGCAGTAAACTCGCCGTCCCCGGAGGACCCATGCGACGCACCGACAAGCAATTCCTCGACCAGATCCGAGCGCTGATCGACGCCAATACACGCTATGGCCGGATCACCCTGAGTCCCGCGGATTACGAGGACCTCGCTGACCTTGTTGGCATCGCGAACCCGCGACCAGCCTCCGCTCCCGGCCTGCACGTCACTCTCGATCTGGTCACCGCCACGATCCTACTCGGCCAAGCCAAGCAGGGCCTCGCTACCGCCATCAAGAACCGCCTCACACCAGCATGATTACCATCCCTGAACCGATAGCGGGCCAACTTGCTTATTGGATCGCACGTAACAAGAAAGGTGAGCTGGTTCATGGCACACCACTATGGGAGGAATTCAAGAACTGGGTGTACGTCAACCGCATACACCACTATGTCTTCGATCCCAAATACCAAGAGCACCTTAAACTGCTGCTGCGCTGAAAGACAAAACCAATGAGCGCGAAAGCCGACATCGAGCAGCTCAAGGAGCAGGTCCTGGGTAACCTCAAAGTCATCGACGATGAGATCAACTACATCCTCGGTGGTGGCGCCATAGGCAACATGCCTGAGCAACGCATCAGCGACCGAGACCTACGCGAAGCCATGGCCGGCCTCGAGACCTTCATTGCGATCGCACTGCGCGTCTTCGCCAAGACCAATCCGAGCAAGATCCGCAGCGAGGCGATCACGCAAGAGATCGCCAGCCGAATCAGCGGCAAGACTCTGATCATCTGATTCGACTCAGGACAGAAGCCCAGCACTCAAGGTACCACGAGGCTAACAGCTAGGCTTCTGTGCTGGGTCGATCCGCGTTTGCGCGGCAACGCGCAGCACACGAGCACACAAACGGACTATGCGGCTTTGTCCCCCGTGCGTTTCGACCCAGCATCTAATCTCTAACTTCGATCTACTCTGCAAGGAAGACACTAATGCGCCCCTCTTCGATCGCCCGCACCGTCACCCTCCTGACCAAGAAGCAGCGTCCGTGCTTCATCTGGGGCCCGCCCGGCGTTGGCAAGTCCGATGTGATCGCCCAGGTCGCTGAGGCCAACGAGATGGAGCTGCGCGACGTGCGGCTGAACCTGCTCGACCCGGTCGACCTGAAGGGCTTCCCGGTGCCGGACCACGAGACCAAGCAGATGTCCTGGTACCCGCCTGACTTCTTGCCGCCGATGCACGTGAAGAAGGGCAACAAGATGGTGCCCAATCCCTCGAAGGGCATCCTGTTCCTGGACGAGCTGACCTCCGCCGAACGCTCGGTGCAGGCCGCCTCCTACCAGCTGATGCTCAACCGTGCGATCGGTGACTACAAGCTGCCCGACGGCTGGTCGATCGTCGCTGCGGGCAACCGCGCCAGCGACCGCTCTGTCGTTCACGCCATGCCAGCGGCGCTGTCCAATCGTCTTGTCCACCTCGACTACGAGGTGAACCTCGACGACTGGTGCCAGTGGGCGCTGAAGAACGGCATCAAACCCGAGGTGCTGGCGTTCATTCGTTTCAAGTCGAACCTGCTGCACGACTTCAAGCCCAGCGACAACCCGCGTGCGTTTCCCACGCCGCGCAGCTGGATGTTCGTCAACGAGATCATCGGCGAGGGCCTGCCGGCCGATGAGGAGTTCGAGACCATCAAGGGCACCGTCGGCGAAGGTGCGGCCGGCGAGTTCCTCGCGTTCCTGCGCGTGATCCGCGACATGCCGAACCCGGACGAGATCCTGGTCAATCCGAAGGGTGCGCCGGTGCCCGAGCAGCCGTCGGTGCTCTACGCGCTCACCACATCCTTGGCGATCCGTGCCACGAAGGACAACTTTGACCGGCTGATGCAGTACACCGACCGGCTGCCCACCGAGTTCCAGGTGGTCTTCGTGCGCGACAGCGTCAAGCGCTGCGACGACGTGAGCAAGTCGCAGGCGTTCACGAAGTGGGCCATCGCGAATAGCGACGTGCTGATGTGAACGACGATGAACTGGTACGGGCGGCCACGTCCGCACCACTTTCTGTTGTCTACGACGTGTGGTGCCGCATCGACCATCATCCGTATGGAAGCTTAAGCGACTGGTACAAGCACCTTCAACAACGCAATGTGCATGCGCTTGAAGTCGCTGAAAGGATGCTGCCATTGATCGTCGAAGCGAGGCTGAAGCAATGAACCGCATCCCGAAGACCGCGCCACCACTGCCCGATCTCGCGATCTGGAAAGAACTCTGGACTTCGGGCAGCCACAACTACGGCAAGCGCATGCGCGGGCTTCGTGCCTGCGCACGCGACGCCGCCAACGGCAACCGGCGCGCGAAGGAGATCATGGCGCAGGTGTGGGAAGAGCACGCACGCCGTGTCGTTCTGGCGAGGTTGAAGTCATGAGCAGCTGGAACTTCATGAAGGCCATCGACGAGATGGGCCCAGCCAACTTCCGCATCTGGGAGCGCGTGCGCAAGGGCACGCCCTTCAAGGATCAGTGCACGCCGCGCGGTGCGATGTACCGCGCAGCCCGCGGCGACGAAGCAGCCAGGGCGATCGTCGAGCAGTACAAGGCCGAGCTGGTAAAAGCGAGGCTGAAGTCATGACCTGCACTGCGATTGACTCGGTGATGGAAAACTGCATCGCAGATGCAGCCGCGGAGGTATACGGGCGCTACTGGTGGCTCAGGAAATTCTGTCCAGACACTCACGAACAATGGCAAGCATTCCTCCACCGCGTCCAAAGGGGCGCAAACGATCCGAGGCGGCGCACGTTGCGCCGGATCTGGCTCCGCGCCGTCGCACTAAGACTGAGTCGGTGACGCCGGAGTGGGAGTGGGAGTGGGATGGTGAGCACCGACCTGTACTGATCATGGACGAGGTCTCGCGCATCCACACCACGCGCCACGAGATGTTCATTCGCGCTTGCGAGGCCACGCACGGCAACGCCATCAGCCCCAAGACTGTCGCTCGCCTCGATGCCCAGGAGATCGAAAACCTCATCACCAAGATGCAGCGCTACGCGCGCAGCTCCGATCCGAAGAAAGCACCATGGAAACGACTGAACGCGGCGTTCGTGAAGCTGCTCTTGAACTGCTGAAGAAAGTGCTTCAAGGCTATAAAGCAGATGGCATCTTGGACGACACGTTCCGCAATCTGTGGCGCGAGTACCTCTACGAGCTGTATGGCCCGCTCATGAGTCGCGAAAACCACCCGTACCGCAAGTTTGACAGCACTTGGACTGACGACATACGCACACTCAAAGCTGACCTCCGTGCCAATGATCCGAGCGCGCTGGACTTTGCTGAAAAGTGGCTCACGTGGTGCACCGCTCAACGACTCAAAGGAGAATCCTGATGTCCCTCAACACCCAGGCAATGCTGGCGAACCTCAACATCAGCCAGTGGACCGCCCGCAAGCACGACCGCAAGGCCACGGCCGAGGTCGAGCAGAACCACGCGGCCAAGGACGCCGGCCGCTTTAACAAGCTCCTCATCGACAAGTCCGCGCTGGAAGCGATCCAGAAGGTCGCCAGCGCCGCGCGTGACCACCACTACAAGGTCACGCTGCCCTGGGGCGACAACGGCGACCGGCTGCTCCCGAGCAAGCTCTACCTCACCTACACCCAGGACATGCGGCTGTTCCGCCAGCAGTTCGAGAGCGAGGTCAACATCTTCGTGCGCGACTACCCGCACCTCGTGCAGAGCGCGCGCCAGCGCTTGGGCACGCTGTACGACCCGGCGGACTACCCGATGGACATCCGCGACCGGTTCTCCTTCTCCACCGCCTTCACACCAGTCCCCGATGCCAAGGACTTTCGTGTCGATGTGGCCGCCGAGGATGCCGAACGCATCCGCAGCGACATCGAGCGCATGGTGCAGGACCGGCAGGCCCAGGCCGTACGCGACGCGTTTGACCGGGCCAGGGACATCGTGCTGCGCGTGCGGGACCGCTGCAGCGCCGAGAAGCCAATCATTCGCGAGTCCCTGATGGGCAACGTGCAGGAACTGATCGACATGCTGCCAGCGTTCAACCTGACCAAGGACCCGAAACTCGACGAGCTGGCCCGCGATCTCAAGGGCCTCGTCAAGCATCCCGACGCTCTGCGGACGCGAGCGGACGTGCGCGAGGACACGGCCAAGGCAGCGAGCGACATCCTGTCGAAGATGGGGTGGAACTGAGGACGACCCCTTCAGGTTCGGGCGACACGATCCTCTGGGATGACCGTCCGATCATCTACGCCGCGATCGGCAACTTGCGCTGTCAGTTCCCGGATGTGCACAGCAAGTGGTCAAGCTCTCGCCATGACAATGCAGTGATCGACGCATTCAAGGACGACCCCAAATTCCGCGAGGCGTTGACGGCCGAGATCATCAAGCTGAGGTTGGAATGGAGCTGAAGTTCAACAGCGTCAACACAACGGCGCGAGATTATCCGTATCGACCGATCGTCGTTCGCCTGTTCTGTGAAGACAAAGCCCCTCGTACCTTGTTTGTTGCTGCTGCCGAACGCCTTTACAACTACTACCCCGAAGTGATCGACACGTGGCGCAACGAAAGCGGCGATGGCGTGATTGAAGACCGATACAACAACGATCCAGCCTTTCGCGAGATGCTCGTTGAAGCGCTTACTGCCATCTTGGTCAAGCACAAGCTCGTGAGCTGATCATGCACTTCGCCAAAGGCAGGATGGACGACAAGCAGCGGCTCTATTACGACGCGCTGCGTGCGCTCGCGATCGGGCACGACATCTACCGCAAGAACCTCGTCACATTCACCAACGCCGATGAGCGTTGGCGCAACCGCTTCATCGCCCACATCGAACGACAATCCGAAGCCGGCCTGCCCTTTGCGGTAGAGCTGGTGCAAGCCGTCACTCTACTCAGGTTGAAAGCATGACCACCAAGACCCCCGACGCCGAAGTCCTCAAGAAGCTCACCAAGGCACGCGCCACGCTGATCATCGACCAGCCGTTCTTCGGCACGCTGGCGCTGCGGCTGAAGCTCGTGCCGATGCCCGATGAGCTGGAGGCCATGCAGAAGGCCCGTGGCATGAAGCCCACACTGGCGGTCGATGGCGAGCATATCTACTACTGCGAAGACTTCATCCGTGACCTCGACCTGCCGCTGGTGAAGTCCGCCTTGGCGCACGAAGTCGGCCACTGCGTGTTCGACCACATCGGCCGCCGCGGGCACCGCGATCCGACCGGCTGGAACATGGCCGGCGACTACGTCATCAACGACATGCTCAAGGATGCCGGCTTCCCGCTCGGCGAGGGCTGGCTGTGGAACGCGGCCTACAAAGGCATGAGCGCGGACCAGATCTACAACCAGCTGCCGAAGAATCCGCAGGGCGGCCAGGGCCAGGGTCAAGGCAAGGGCAACTCCCAGGGCGGCAACCAACCGCTGTGCGACATCCTCGACGGCAAGCAGGACCCGGCCGACAAGGCGATGCAGCAGAACGACTGGAAGGTGGCGACCATCCAGGCGGCCAATGCAGCGAAGCAGCAGGGCAAGCTGCCCGGCTCTCTCGCACGCTTCGTCGAGGAGATGACGGCGAGCAAGGTGGATTGGCGCGACAAGCTGCGCCGCTTCATTACCGAGCGCGCCAAGGACGAGTACAACTGGCATCGCCCGAACCGCCGCTACCTGAGCGCAGGCTTGTACCTGCCGAGCCTGTACAGCGAGCACCTGGGCACGATCGTCGTGGTGACCGATGACTCGGGCTCGATCGGTGACGACATGCTCAAGGCCTTCGCCTCCGAGATCGGCGCGATCCGTGACAGCACGCTGCCCAAGAAGACCATCCACATCTCCTGCGACGCTCGCGTCAACCACGTGGCCGAGTTCGAGCAGCACGACGAGTTCAAGCTCGTCAGCAAGGGCGGTGGTGGCACCGACTTCCGCCCGCCCTTCGACTGGCTCGACAAGCGCGGCATCAAGCCGGCATGCCTCGTGTACCTCACGGACATGTACGGCAGTTTCCCGCAGCAGGCGCCGGATTACCCGGTGCTGTGGTGCGCCACGACCGGACAGGTGGGGCCATGGGGCGAGACGGTGAAGATCGAGTTGTAAAGGCTTCGATACCGTTCACGCATCGTCAGCTGCGCTGCTTTGCGTACCTCGCCAATGACGAACGAGGCATGGCGCTTTTTGAGCATGCAGGAGCACAACGTGTCGCGTTACAGGACCAACACGGTCAGTGGTTCCTTGTATGCAATGAAGGCTCTAGCGAACACGGAGACATCGGGCCGGTGCCTTTCGAAGTGGCACTGGCCCTCGTTCGATTGAAAGGAACATGAACATGGGATGCGACATCCACCTTGTGCTGGAGCGCAAGGACAAGGAGCGCGACCGCTGGGTCGGCGTGCGGAGCTACCGCTACTTCGCAGCGAGCCTGCTGTACCGCGTGAAGATCACCAGCAACTACGCCGGATACGTCCTCAAGCAGCGCGACTACAGTCTCTTCAACGACCTCTGTGGTGTGCGCGGCGACGGCTCCGAGTTCGGCTACGAGCCCAAGGGCTTGCCCGATGACATGTCGGACCTGACAGCAATGGAGCTGAGCGACGACAGCGACCTGCACAGCCATTCCTGGCTCAGCATGGCCGAGCTACGGCCGGTGATGGAGAAGCACTTCGGTCCGCAGCTCGTTGCCGGTCGGCTCAAGGACGAAGTGCGTGCCGGTGCCGACGTGCTGCGCACGTTCGTCGACGACGACATCGGCGATGAGTACGCACCTGAAGAAAACTGGCGTCTGGTGTTCGCCTTCGACAATTGATGGGCAAGCCGCTTCCGCCCGGCCCGGTGTGGGAGTGCCCGGGGTGCCAGCGCGCCTACGGGCACTACTTCACCCAGTGCGCCTACTGCAAGCCCACCATCTACAGGCCAGGACATGAAGTTCAGCGAACTGCCCGACAACGTAAAGGACCGCCTACGCGATGAAAGGCGTGACTGGAACGTGCAGGACAGCGACTGGTGGAGCAGCGTCTACGACGACTTTCTCGTCATCGCTGACCTGATCGGCCTCGTCACCCACAAGGGCGCCATCTCGTTCTCCGGCTTCTGGAGCCAGGGCGATGGCGCGAGCTTCGTTGGTTCCTGGACACCCGAGGAAGGCATGCTCGAAGCCGTCAAGGCGCATGCGCCCGAGGACAAGGCCTTGCACGCGCTCGTCGAGCGCCTCGTCACCGTGGTGGTGCGCCAGCGCCTGCGCAGCAACGAGAAGATCGCCGTCGAAATCGGCCGCACCGGCGGCCACTACGTGCACTCCGGGTGCATGACGGTCACCACGCAGCTCATCGACGACAGCAGCCCCGAGTACGAGGTTCACACGGACCCCGAGGAGGAAGACGAGCACGAGCTGAAGTGGACCTTCCGCGGCCTCGCTGACTGGCTGTACCGGCAGCTCGAGAAGGAGCACGAGTACCTCACCTCGGACGAAGTCGTCGATCAGAGCTTCGACGGCGAGGAGTTCGACGAAGCTGGCGAGCCGATCTAAGTTAGATGTAAGATCGCGGCCTCTACCCATTAAGGACATTCCATGGATGCACGCGTCGCGGGCCCGATCAAGTCGTGGTCCCACTCCAAGCTCGTCGAGTTCGACAAGTGCAAGCGCCGGGTGTGGCTCATGCACGTGCAGCGCATCCCCGAACCACAGCGCCCGCTGCCGCCGGGTAAGACTGAGCACGCCAACGACCGTGGCTCCCGCGTCCACGACAATGCCGAACGCTACGTGCGCGGCGACGATCACGTGCTATGCATCGAAGCCGAGAAGCACTTCGGCCCACAGATCGACTTCCTGCGCGTGCTCTACCAGGAAGGGCTCGTCTCCCTCGAAGGCGAGTGGGGCGTCGACCAGGACTGGAACCCGTGCGACTACAAGAGCGCATGGCATCGCTCCAAGCTCGATGCGATCGTGTTCTGGGACAAGACCCACGCCACGGTCATCGACTACAAGACCGGCAAGAAATTCGGCAACGAGGTCAAGCACGGCGAGCAGATGCAGCTCTACCAGCTCAACGCGTTCCTGCGCTACCCCGAGCTGGAGGAGATCACGTGCGAGCTGTGGTACCTCGACGTGAATGAGGTGACCAGCCGCACCTTCACCCGCTCGCAAGGCCTGCGCTTCAAGGACAACTTCCATCGCCGCGGCATGGCGATGACCAGCTGCACGGAGTTCCCGCCCAATGCCAACGTCTTCTCCTGTCAATACTGCATGTACGGCTCCTGGGGCACCGGACACTGCGAAGTCGGAGTCAAGCGCTGAGGTTGTTCACGCGCTGGGCGACCCGTTTCAACCGAGCAAAACGTGGTCCTTATGTGGCGGTCATGGACCCGTTGCTTGGCCGTTGAGGGAGATAGTGACCTGTCCTCAGTGCATCAAGGCAAGGCTCCTGCGATGAACGAACCCACTCCCCTGCACTACGCACCGCTGCCCGGCCCCTACCGTGCGTACTGCGGCTCCGAGAGCAAGCGCTGCACACGCATGCCGCAGTTCATCACGTGCCCGACATGTCGTGAACACCAGACGGCGGCCGAGGTGTACGCACGAATCATCGGCGCTGCACAAGGACAAGGTCGATGAAGAAGCACACCCGATTGCAGAAGCGCCTCGCCAAGAAGATCCACATGCGCAACCCGGCTAACCGGCTGTACCCAAGCAACTTCACGGCGACATGGTGCGGCGCGTGGATCACTGCCGAAGCGCGCTTCACGAGCAAGGCCGAAGGTGTCACGTGCCACATCTGCAAACGCAACGCTCGCGAATTCGCTTTGGCAAGGTTGACCAAATGAAGTGGCTCGTCAGCGTCTGGAGCAATCCGAACTGTCCGCCGGTGATGGCTTTCAGCAGCCGCTGGCTGTGGCTCGCGCGCTGGCGTGCCGTGCGCTGGGCTGAGCGCAATCGCCTCGGCTTCTACTACTTCGAAACCACCCGCAAGCCATGATCAAGTCCCGCGCCAAAGCTCAAGCCATCAAGGCAATGGCCCACCAGGAAGTCTCGATCAAGCACAGCAACAAGACGAACATCGTCTTCGACTGCAGCGATCCGGGCACCGGCAAGACCTTCGTGCGCATCGCCGTGTTCGCTGAGCGCCGGCGCAAGAAGAAAGCCGGCTGTGCGCTGGTGCTTGCTCCGCGCTCCCTGCTGAAGACCACCTGGGCCGACGACTTCAAGAAGTTCGCCCCGGACATGAAGGTCTCGGTGGCGCGCGCCGAGAACCGCGAGGAAGCGTTCAAGGCCGATGCTGACGTGTACGTGACCAACCACGACGGTGTGAAGTGGCTCAAGACCCAGCCCAAGGCTTTCTGGGCGAAGTTCGAGGAACTCATCATCGACGAGTCCACGGCGTACAAGCACCACACCAGCCAGCGCAGCAAGGCTGTCGCCAAGATCGCCCACCAGAAGATCGCGAGCAAGCCCGTCTTCAAGTACCGCTCGGCGATGACCGGCACGCCGAATTCCAGATCCATCACCGACGTGTGGCATCAGGCGTACATCCTCGACGAGGGCGCGCGCTTGGGCCCGAACTTCTACCAATTCCGCAACGCCGTCTCCATCCCCGAGCAGGTTGGCCGGCGCGCCGAGGCTGTGCGCTGGGTCGACAAGCCCGGCGCCGAGGAAGCGGTGTTCGGCCTGCTCAACGACATCGTCATCCGGCACAAGTTCGAGGACTGCGTCGACATCCCCGAGAACCACGAGTACACGCTCGACTTCGAGCTGACGCCGAAGATGCGCAAGGCCTACGAGCAGCTGGAACGCGATGCGATCCTGCCGCTGCTCGGCGACAAGGTCGCCCAGGCACGGGCGCGGCTCAAGGGCCTACCCACCGAGCTGACCGCTGTCAACGCAGCCGCGGTGATGACCAAGATGCTGCAGGTCTGCAGCGGTGCGGTGTACGACAACGACCGGCAGTATCACTGGGTCGACGATGCGCGCTATGAGCTGGTGATGGACCTCGTCGAAGAGCGCGAGGGCCGCCACCCGCTGGTGTTCTTCTACTGGCAGCACCAGCGCGACTTCCTCAGCCAGGAGGCCGAGAAACGCGGCCTAGCCTGGGCGGTGATCGATGGCAACAGCACCGACAAGGAGCGCGACGCTACGGTCTATGCGTACAACCAGGGCAAGTACGACGTGCTGTTCGCGCACCCGCTCGCGGTAGCGCACGGTATGACCCTCATCAAGGGCACGTCGACGATCTGGACCGGGCCGACCTACAACGCCGAGTGGTACAAGCAGGGCTCGCGCCGGCAGTACCGCATCGGCCAGAAGAAGAAGACCGAGAACGTCATGGTGTTGGCGGCCGACACCCGCGAGCACGACGTGTACCAGATCCTGCTGGGCAAGAATGCCCGCATGAAGTCCCTGCTCGACCTCTTCCAGACTGCGGTATGACGAATGCCGAACTCCTCACGGTGTTCGCTGCGCGAATCGACGCGGCGGGCACGACGATGTTCATGCCAGCCGATGAGTTTCGGCAGCTCATCGAGTTGATCGGCTACATCGGATTTGATTACGAGTGTGTCGGGAAAACAGTAGCGATCTACCTGACGGAAGCACGCCGCGCGCTCGACATGGCGCGTACTCAACTGGCCTTGCAAGTCAAACAACGCATTACCCAATGAGCAACACGAACACCGGCGCAATGATGCAGGCGCAACAAGGCGGCATCACTCCTGAGGGCAAGCTACGTGAGTTGTTCCGCGACGAATTCCGCATGAAGGTGCTGCGCGCCTCGGTACCGGAGTTCGTGATGCTGGTCGAGCTGTTGCTCAACGACCTGGATCGCCAACGCAAAGAGCAAGCGAAATACGCGCAGATCAGCACCCTCGAGATCGAACGCCTGAGGCAGCAGATACTGCAGGAGGCGCAGAAGAAGGAAGCCGGGAGGACTACTGTCCCTTGGTGGGAAGCAAGTACGGGGAAATGGGTGCCATGAAACGCCGCGCTCCTGCCCGCGTCAACGCCAAGTCGACGGCGGTGATGCTCAGCTCGATGATGCACCGGGCACGCACGGTGGCGCAGCTCGTGGAAGACACGGGCCTTGCCGTCTGCACCGTGCGTCGCTATATCCGCGCGCTGCACGAGCACAACCCGAAGGTGGTGTTTATCGCGATGCGCGTGCCGGATCAGCACGGCAAGATGAACACCAAGGCCTACATGGTCGGCGATGCACCGGATGCACCGCCGTGCCCAAAGACGGCCAAGCAAAACGAAGCCGCGTATGCCGAGCGCAAACGCAAGAAAGGAACACGCTGATGGGCTGGGGCTCCGCACTGAAGAAGGCTCGCACCTTCGAGACCGAGTCGGCCATCCGGCCGCAGATTAGCAACGAGCAGATCGACTGGGACCGGCTGGTCTCGCTCGACTTCGAGTCGTACTACGACAGCGACTACACGCTCAGGAAGCTCTCGACCTCCGAGTACATCCGCGATCCGCGCTTCGAGGCGCTGATGTGCGGCATCAAGGTCGGGCGCAGGAAGACCAAGCTCGTGCACGGCCCCAAGATCGCTGAGGAGCTGCGCAAGATCAATTGGGACACCCATTCCCTGCTCGCCCACCATGCGCAGTTCGACGGCTTCATCCTGAGCCACCACTACGGCGTCAAGCCCAGGCGCATCTACTGCACGCTGTCGATGGCGCGCGGGCTGCACTCGACCGAGATCGGCGCCGGCCTCGACGAGGTGAGCCAGTTCTATGGCGGCCGCGGCAAGATCGCCGGCGGCGTCGAGAACATGGCGGGCCTGCACTACAAGGACCTCGTCAAGGACAAGGCGAAGTGGCAGGCCGCAGCCGACTACTGCGTCAACGACGTGGAGGAGATGTACCGGATCTTCCAGGCCATGCACCCGCAGATGCCCGCCGAGGAGATGGACATCATCGACATCACGTGCCGGCTGTTCACGGACCCGGTGCTGCTGGTTGATGAAGAGCGCGTCACCAAGGAACTCGAGCGCGAGCTGGAGGAGAAAAAGCAGCTGCTGATCTCCATCATCGGTACGCCCAAGGTGGTCAAGGCCCGGCTCACCCAGATCCTCGACGACAAGAAGCTCCAGGCGAAGAAGCAGTTCCAGGGCTGGACCGCCGAGGAGATCCTGCTCGAGGAAGCGCGCAAGATGATCTCGAGCAACGAGAGCTTCGCGGACCTCCTGCGCGCCGAAGGCGTCGAGCCGCCGGTGAAGATCAGCCCGGCGTACTTCAAGCACCGCGACGAATCCAAGAAGTGGGCCTATGCGTTCGCCAAGACCGATCTCAACTTCACCCAGCTCAGCGAGCACCCGAAGAAGCGCGTGCGTGACCTCGTCGAGTGCCGGTTGAGTGTGAAGAGCACGATCGACGAGACACGTGCCGGTCGGCTGCTGCAGGCCGGCAAGGGCGGCCTGCCGCTGCCGGTGTATCTGCGCTACTACGGCGCTCACACCGGCCGCTGGTCGGGCGGCAACAAGATGAACCTGCAGAACCTGCGCCGAGGCGGGGAGCTGCGCAAGTCGATCAAGGCGCCGAAGGGCCACATGGTCCTGGTCGCCGACTCGGGCCAGATCGAGGCGCGCGTCAACGCGTGGCTGTGGGGTCAGGAAGACCTCTTGGAGGCATTCCTGCGCGGCGACCGCAAGGAAGACCGCGACGTGTACTGCAAGTTCGCCGACGAGATCTATGGTCGCGAGATCAAGAAAGGCGTCGACGACCTGGAGCGCTTCGTCGGCAAGATCGCCGTGCTCGGCCTCGGGTACCAGATGGGCGCGCCGAAGTTCCAGAACACCCTCGCGCTCGGCACGATGGGGCCGCCGGTGTACTTCGAGCTGGACATGTGCCAGAAGATCGTCAACGCGTACCGGCGCAAGAACTACAAGATCCAGCAGGGCTGGGGCATCTGCACACGGATCATCCACGACATGGCCGCTGGGCGCTGCGGCACGCACGGGCCGATCTCCTGGGAGAAGGAGACGATCTGGTTGCCCAATGGCATGGCCTTGAAGTACCCGGACCTGAAACTCAAGGTCGACGGGGAGTTCGAGGAGTGGAGCTACTCCCGCAAGGGCGAGCGCGCCAAGATCTACGGCGGCCTGCTGTGCGAGAACATCGTGCAGGCGCTGGCGCGGATCATCGTCGGCTGGCAGCTGCTGCAGATCGCCAAACTGATGCGCGTCGTCATGACCACGCACGATGAGGTGGTGGCGATCGAGAAGGCCAAGGCCGCGCAGAAGAGCTTCGACCGCATGATCCAGATCATGCGCACGCCGCCCGAGTGGTGCGCCGACATCCCGCTCAATGCGGAAGGCGGTTTCGATGTCATCTACTCGAAATGATGCGCTGCGCCAATACATCCGCGAGCTGGCCGTGCTCGAGTATTTCGTCGTGTTGCGCCTCAATACACTAGTGAATGGTTACGACGGGCTCATCACTAGTTCGAAGTTCCGTGCGCTGCGCTGGCTCATCACGAACTGGCGCGAGCACCAGCAGAAGGCCGTCCTCGCCCGACTGCAATCCTGAGTGATCTACTCAGGTTCACCCGCCCTGGCTGAATGATTCATTAGACTTCGTTTGACGAAGCGTTCAGTGGGCCTTTACGTCTATCTTCGATCGAAGTACGATCGAATCTCACCAAGGAGCAAGCATGGCACGAGCCGCAGTGAAGGACGCCGCCACCGCCAAAGCCGTGAAGCTGCGGCTGGTCGGCACCATCGGTGGCATGACCGACGAGATGTTCGACTTGCGCGAGAAGAAGCGCGCACTCGAAGCCCAGATCGCCGAGATCGAAGAGCAGTACAAGGCGATCGAGGAGAAGCTCATGGAGCGCCTCGAAGCCGAGGGCACCGACAAGGGCGCGGGCAAGAAGGCCTCGTGCTCGATCACCAGCTCGGTGGTCGCCAACGTCACCGACTGGGACGAGTTCGGCGCCTTCATCCTCAAGCACAAGTACCTCCACCTTCTGCAGCGGCGGGTCTCCGATCCGGCGGTGCGTGAGCTGTTCGAGACCAAGGGCAAGGTGCCCGGTGTCGAGCCGTTCACCAAGAAGAAGCTCAACCTCCGCGTCATCTGAAAGGACCGCATCCATGGCAACCGCCAAGAAGGCCGCTGCGTCGGCCAAGACCTCCAGTTCGACCGCCGTGGCGGTCAAGAAGACCGGCCAGCTCGCCGACGTGAAGTCGATCCAGGAGGCGCTCAAGAAGCAGGCCGCCGATCTCGCCAACAAGGTCGCGCCGGCTTCGGGCATCACCATCCAGGTCACCCAGAGCAAGCAGTTCAAGTTCCCCGACGGCAACACTGCCGACACCTTCCAGGGCGTGATCGTCGACTTCGTCTCGGCCAACCTCTTCTACGAAGGCGCCTACGACAAGGACAACATCCAGCCGCCGGCCTGCTTCGCCATTGGCGAGAGCCCGCTGACCCTGGTGCCCTCCGACAACTCGCCGGTCAAGCAGAGCGACCAGTGCAAGGGCTGCCCGATGAACGACTTCGGCTCGGCCGGCAAGGGCAAGGCGTGCAAGAACACGCGCGTGCTGGCCGTGCTGCCGCCGGATGCCGACGCCGACACGCCGATCTGGCTGCTCAAGGTGAGCCCGACTGCGTTGAAGCGCTTCGACAGCTATGTGCGCAGCGTGGCCTCGGCGTTCGGCATGCCGCCGGTGGCCGTGGTGACCACGTTCGGCTTCGACGAGGGCAGCGACTACGCCTCCCTCACCTTCAGCGACCCGCAGGCCAACGAGAACATCGCCATCTGCTACGAGCGCCAGGAGGAAGCGAAGAAGCTGCTGTTCACCGAGCCCGACGTGAGCCAGTTCCAGGCCGAGCAGCCCAAGGGCAAGGCTCCGGCCAAGAAGGTTGCCGCCGGCGGCCGTCGCTGATCGATGACGGGCGTGCGATCGAAGGTAGATCGTAGACAACACGCCCGTTTCTTTGTACTCTCACGCCCCTCCGCTTATGGCAGTCCGCAAATGGCACATGACGCGCGCACTGGAGAGCTACTCCGCGCTCAACGAGGTCATCGGCGAGCTGACCGAAGAGGAAGTGCTGGCGTGCCTCGAACTCGAGGCCGCCACACGCCGCAGGCGGTCGGTGATCGACCGTCTGATTTCCAGAGCCGTGCGCTTGCACGAGATCCCCTACGCCACCTACCTCAAGGAGAAATTCTGTGGCACGTACCCCCAAGACCCTGTCCCCCGAAGAGCTGAAGGCCAAGAAGGCTGACCTGAAGAAGGCGCTCGCCAACCAGAAGGCCGAAGTCGCCAAGGTCGAGAAGGAGAAGTCCGCCGCGGCCAAGGCCTACGACGCCGCGAAGAAGGAAGCCGGCAAGGCCCTGGCTGCCGCGCAGAAGGCGCACGACGCTGCGGTGAAGGAAGCGACCAAGGCTTACGACGCCGTGGTGAAGAAGACCACCAAGCTGCTCGAAGCCGGCGCCAAGGGCGTTGCCAAGGTCGAGAGCCAGCTGGCTGCGCTGGAGCCCACCGGCGCCGGCGAAGCGGCGTAAGCTGACGATCTCGGCAGTGCACGGCTTCTGGCCCCTGGGCCGTGAACCAGGGGCCGTTCTTCATCGCAACAAGAAGCTGGGAACCATGAACCACGTGATGCTGGATCTGGAGACATTGGGGACGACCGCCGACGCGGCCGTGCTGAGCATCGGCGCTGTGCGTTTCGACCCGCACGCGGACAAGTTGGGCGAACGCCCTGACGACAAGTTCTACGCGTCGATCTCGATCGACTCGAATCAAGTCCTGGGCCGCCGCATCCAGGAGGACACGATGCTGTGGTGGCTCACACAGTCGCGCGAGGCCCAGCAGGTGTTCCACGAACCGAAGCAGACGCTCGAAGCAGCGCTGCTCGCCCTGACGGACTGGCTGGCGCCGATCGGCGACAAGATCGAAGTCTGGGCCAAGCCGGCGAAGTTCGACATCGCCATCCTCGAGCACGCATTCGCGCAGGTCAACCTCGATTGCCCCTGGCCGCACTGGGCCTCGAACTGCCTCGCGAGCTTCAAGAAGCGGGTCTATGAACTCGATGCAGTCGGCGTGCCGTCGGCCCCGAAGCCCGAGATCGCCCACAACGCCCTGCATGATGCGATCGCCCAGGCGAAGTACGTGCAGCTCCTCATCGCCCATCGTCGGCATCTCCTGAACCTTGCAGCATGAGCAGCATGAGCAGCATCACCGACACCCTGACCCAGCGCGGCGCGCGCTATGGCGAGTTCATCGAGAACGCCGTCATCGCCCAGAAGCTCAAGGAGGCCATGGCCTCCCACGAGGGCTGGACGCGGCTCAAGCCGGACCAGCGCGAGGCCCTGGAGGTCATCGCGCAGAAGATGTCGCGCATCGTCACCGGCGATGGCGACTACCACGACAACTGGCACGACATCATGGGCTACGCCAAGCTCGTCGAGGATCGCATCCACAAGCTGGCCGCGCCCGCGGCGAAGAAGGGCCGTTGATGGCGAAGCCCGAGAACCAGTTCATCTCGGGCGTCCACAAGTACCTGCCTTCGATCGGGGTGCTCCATCGCGAGAAGATGGCGAACCCCTATCGGGGCGGGACGGCGGACTGGTGGTACTCAGGCCGTGGCAAAAAGAGCCGCGATCTGTGGATCGAATGGAAGTTCTTACAGCGGGTCCCCGTCAAGGTAGGGATTGATCTAGTATCGAAGGGCGACATCATCAGCCCACTGCAGAGGCAGTGGCTGCGCAACCGGCACGAAGAGGGGCGCAATGTCTGGGTCGGCGTGGGTTGCGCCGACGGTGGAGTCTTACTTCGATCTATGGCATGGGAGTTGCTGATCAACCCACAAGCCTTTCGAGATCAACTCGTAGATCGTCGAACTCTCGCCCAGCAGATCGAATCTTTTACCCTCGGAGGCCCATGAACTTCCAACCCTTGTTCACCACCGCGCGTGTGATGCGCGCGGTCTACCAGATCGCAACGACATCGTTGTTGCTGGTCTACTTGGTTCGACGCGGCACGAGTGACACGAATGGACGAGAAGTACATCGAGATGGCTGGGGAGATCAGCGAGGCAGAAGTCGCCGCCGCTCGATCGAAGCTACAGAGGGCTGCACAGGTGCGTCCCGAAGACTTTGACGGACGTTGTGAGTGCGGGGAGGCAGTGCCCGAGAAGCGAATAGCTCTCGGATTCTTCAACTGCGTGCCTTGTCAGGAAGCAAAGGAACGGCGAGGCCGCATCTACAAAGCGGACTGAATCATGCCCAGGAGCGAGCAAGGACTGTTTCAAGCTCTGGAACAAGAGCTGAAGCAGAGCAAGGAACCCATGGACTGTCACATGCTGTTCGAGCGGGAGTCGGTGCGCCAGTTTGCGCAAACCGTCAACCGGGTCTCGGATTACCTCGGCGGCTTGTGGCGTAAAGGCAAGGTCGTGCGCTTGGCAGCACCACGTGTCGACAACTCGCGCTCGCGCTGGATGTACCAGTGGAAGGACACGCGTCGCCGACACACCAACGACGCAGCGCTGCATGTCGTGGCACCGACACCGGCGTCGTCGAAGCCGGAAGCTGCCGCAGTCCGCATGGCGCGTCCGATCTTGCAGAAACAGAGGATCGAGATCACCGAGGACGGCGAGGTGGTCACGATCGAGCTTCCGAACGCGACCATTGTCATCCGACCAAAGGCAGCAAGCGTCACCTGAGCTTTCTTTCAACCTGCTCGGCAAGGATTACCTGACTGAGCAAGAGGCGGCACACTACTGCTGTGTGTCGCTTTCTCAATTCCGCAAACGCATGGCTGAGTTCTCCATCGTGCCTGGAGTGTTCATGGGCAAGAAGGTGTACCGCCGTGCAGACCTGTCCAAAGCGATGGAGCGATCGTGGCTACTGTACGAGCAGTAGACAAGGCCTGGGTGCTGTCCTGGGTGCAGAATGGCAAGCAGCGCCGCAAGGTCGTGGGCCGGCTCACCACCATGAGCAAGCGCGAGGCTGAACTGGTGCGCAAGGCCAAGGAGCTGGAGCTTGCCACCGGCAAGAAGCTCCTGAATGTCTCTGTGCGCTCGATCCTCTGGACCACGTTCTGCGATCAGTACCTTGACTGGAGAGTGCGCGAATTCCCGTCGTCCGCGGTGCAGGTCAAGAGCCTAGTGGATGGGCACCTTCGCCCGAAGTTCGAACATCTAACGTTGGATCGAATCACCAGCGATTCGATCGAAGAATACAAGGCCGAGCGGCTCGAGGAAGTGCGCGCAGCGACAGTGGTGAAGGAACTCAACACCCTGCGCGCGATGTTCGAATACGCGATCACCAAGAAGCTGGTGCAGGTCAACCCGGGCCGGGTCATTCCGAACCCGCAGCTGCTCAACAGCGTGCCGCGCGAGTTCTACACGCTGGAGCAGCTGAAGCAGCTCTACGCCGCCGAGATCAACGCCGGCTACGACGCGATGTGGAAGCTCTTCGCCAACACCGGCATGCGCCGCAAGGAAGGGCTGCAGCTGAAGTGGACGCACGTGACGGCGAAGTCGATCCGCATCCTGTCGACTGAGGAGGCGCGCACCAAGAGCGCGAAGTGGCGCGAGGTGCCGCTCACCGAGTCGGGCATCGAGGCGCTGATGAAACTGCGCGTGTACAACCAGAACGAGTTCGTGCTGCCGCGCATGGAGCTGTCGAGCCTGTCGCGGGCGTTCACGCGCACCGCCAAACGCGCGCTGCTGCCGGGCTCGATCCACTGGTTGCGCCACACGTTCATCAGCCACCTCGTAATGGCCGGGCGGCCGCTGCGCACCGTGCAGGTGCTCGCCGGGCATAGCACGATCGCGGTGACGGAGAAGTACGCGCACCTCGCGCCGGACTACATGGCAGACGTGATGAAGGGAATCAATCTGTGAGCGAGCTATCGGACACCCAGCGCAAGCTACGCGAGTTGGGTTGGCAGCGTTGGGACTACGATCGCGCCCGCATGGAAGGCTGGCGCCTGGATGCGTTGTGGGGCGGTCGAGGCCGTGTGCTCGTTGCCCGCCACACCCACATCCCCGGCGACGTATCGCGCTTCGGATCTCGCAAGGAAGCTGAGGCTCACGTGATGAAGAAGGCGTCTGAAGGCTCGCAACTGCACATGCACGCGCTCGCCATCATCGCCAAAGCGAGGCTCTTGAAATGACGCTCACCGACGAGCAAAAGAAGCTGGCCGCGGCCGAAGGCTGGGGTCTCTTCAATGTGATCGAGAACGGGTCCAACGTGGTCTCGCTGCGCATCCTGGCCGACGGCAAGCTCAAGCATGCGCCGGCTGCTGAGGCACTCGTACTCGCGCAGGCCAAGAAGAACTCTCGCCTGCACATCGATGTGCTCAAGGCGGTGATGCTGGACCGCGCCGCCGCGGGGATGAAGGGGAAACGGAGATGACGTTCGACGAAGCCAAAGCCGAGTTCATGACTGCGGTGCGCGGGTTGAGCCCACACTCGGTCGCTGTTGCCCTCGGCGAGTTCACGTTCGGCGTCAACTGGCGGCGATGCCCGAAGGGGCACATGGCCGAGCAGTACGCACGCGCCGTCGTCGGTGGTCCGAAGTACATCCCCTCGCACCCGCGGCTTGCGTACATCGACCTACAGCGGCTTGCGCGCGTTGCCCGCGCCTGGGAGAACAAGGAACCGATGTGGAGGCACACCGAGTAGTCGCTGCTATTTTTCTGCTATTTCCGTACCAAACAGTACCACTCAGTACCACTCCCTGCTTTTCCAAGTGCTTGATTCGGTGGCGTCCCCAAGGGGATTCGAACCCCTGTACTCACCGTGAAAGGGCGCGCGTAGCGCCTTGAGGATCAAGACCTTGGAGGGGCAGCTGCTAGAAAGCTGCTATGTCCTTCAAGCCGATGCTCGCCGCCGCAGCCGATCTCGAGAAGCTGCGCTTCCCACTCTACGCCTCACCGAAGCTCGACGGCATCCGTGCCATCGTGCGCGACGGCGTGGTCCTCTCCCGCACGCTCAAGCCGATCCCGAACGCGCACGTGCAGCGCGTTTTCGGCAATCAGGCCTACAACGGCGTCGATGGTGAGCTGATCGTCGGGCCGCCCACCAGCAAGACCGTCTACCAGGACACCGTCAGTGGCGTCATGAGCCGCGACGGCGAACCCGACGTGACGTTCTATGCGTTCGACTATCTGCCCACCGACGGCTGGACCGAGTACCCGTGGCTGCATCGCTTCACGGAGCTGAAGCGGCGCATCAACTACGTGCTCATCGAGCCGCTGGACCACTGGGAGATCACGAACCACGGCGGGCTTTTCGGGACCGAGGAGAAGGTCATCGAGCGCGGCTACGAAGGCCTGATCCTGCGCCATCCACAGGCGACGTACAAGTTCGGCCGCAGCACCGTCAACGAGGGCTACCTGCTCAAGCTCAAGCGCTTCCAGGACAGCGACGCGATCGTGCTCGACGTGATCGAGGAGATGTTCAACGGCAACGAGGCGACCAAGGACGAGCTTGGTAGGACCAAGCGCTCCAGCGCCAAGGCCGGCAAGGTCGGCAAGGGCACGATGGGCGCGCTCAAGGTGATGGACATCCACACCGGTGTCGAATTCGAGTGCGGTGCGGGCTTCACAGCCGAGCAGCGCGCGAAGTTCTACACGGACCCGCCGAAGCTCATCAAGTACAAGTTCTTCCCGATCGGCGTCAAGGACAAGCCGCGGCACCCGGTGTTCCTCGGTGCGCGTGATCCGAGTGATGTCGAGTTGAGCACGGCGATGCGTACGAGGCTGCGGAAATGAGCAAGACCGAACAGATTGAGCTTGAGTTCGAGCGCCAGCTTGGCATCGGCTCTTACCGCACGCTGCACTGGGGCGGTCTCCGCTTGGCCTCTGGTACCGCGGGGGCGATCTGGACGTTCTTCACCTACCTGCGCGCCATATTCGGGGCCATGGACGGCTCTGGCTACCTGATGGCGATCTTCTCGCTCGCTGCGATGTGCGTGTGCTGGTACGCCGAACGGCGCCACCAGCGGTGCGTCGCCGAGGACGTGAAAGCGAGGCTGCTGTCGTGAACATCTCCCGCATCATCAAAGAGCGCCTTCTCGGGAGCAAAGGTCCGTCGATCATCGACAAGGCGCCCGAAGGTCTGTACGTGCGCATCGACTACATGGCGTTTGATGGCAAGACGTTGCAACTGCTCAACGGGAGCCACGTCATAAAGACCTACGACATCCGCTTCGTACCGGGGACGTGGTGAACATCTGTTTCGACGACTGCTTCATGAAGGTGAACCTCGAATGACCGCCGTCCCGATCGTCACCCACGTCGCCGGCGCGACTGACGAATACCTCTACCCTGCCCTCGGCGACCCGAAGCCGCCGGGCGGGGCCAAGGTCCTGCTGCTCACCAAGGGCGGCATCTGCGTGACGGGTCCCTGGACCGGGGACTCGTTCTATCTCGGCTGGGCACCGATGCCCAAGCGCAACAAGGAAAAGGAAGCACTGCTCCATGAACCGCATCACCAAGCCGCAGCTGGTCGACATGCTGACCCTGCAGAACACCCTCAATCAGCTGGTCAACCCTGACTGGCTCGCTGCCAACTACGCCTGGGCTCGCGCCATCCGCGTCGAGTGCGCGGAGCTGAGCGACCACCTCGGCTGGAAGTGGTGGAAGAAGCAGGAGCCCAACCTCCCGCAGGCCCAGATCGAGATGGTCGACATCTGGCACTTCATGCTCTCGCACACGCTCAACGGCGCGGCGCAGGGCGACGCCGGCAAGGCCGCCGACGAGATCCTGAACAACCTCGTCGAGGCCGACGGCGAGCCCGGCCCGATCATCCCGATCGCCAATCGCGTGTTCGTGCTCAACCAGATGACGATGCACGAGCGCGTCGACCTCATGGGCGCGCTCGCTGGCCTGGGCTACAGCTTCCCGGCGGTGTTCGAGCGCCTGATGGCGGACGTGGGCCTCACCTGGGAGACGCTGCACAAGCAGTACGTCGCCAAGAACGTGCTCAACATCTTCCGCCAGCGCAACGGCTACAAGGACGGCACGTACATCAAGGACTGGCACGGCGAGGAGGACAACGTCCACCTCGAGCGTTTCATGGTGACGTTCCCCGACGACACGCCGGAGCAGCTGCTCGACCGCCTGGGCTATGCGTACGGCGAGGTCCTCGTCGGGAGGACCATGGCATGAAGATCTACCGCCGCCGCTACACCGGCGAGCCGTTCGCCGAGAGCGCGCCGATCTACACGCCCGTGTACTTCGGCACCAAGGACGAGGCACACCGGCACGTCCGCGAGAACGACAAGCAGTTCTGGAACGACCTCGTGATCGAGGAGATCACGGTGCGCGACGACAAGGTCGGCCTCATCGCCGCGCTCAACGGCGCGCCCGAGGTCGCTGAGCCCGCCAACCGCCGCTGGGGCATCACGAACCGCGGCGGCCTGCACGAGGAGGATGTGGAATGAAGACCGAAGGCGCGCGAGAAGTTGCGCGTGCCTTCCGTGAGGGACGTTGCCTGACCAAGGGCAACGCCCGCACGGACGGGACGACGTACTACCTCTTCGGCAATCCGATCGCCCGCATCGGGTCGCACGACACGGTCGAGCAGGTGAAGAGCCGGCTCGTTGGTGGCAACGACAAGCTGCTGCACCTGTCGTGGGCCGGCTGGGTGACCAAGAGCACCGAGCGGCACCTGAACACCATCCTCGAGGTCTTCTGGCGGCGGCCCTGCGCGTGGTGCGCTCACCCGCACGCGAACCCGACGCCGCACTGGACGCGCGATGTTGCCGACGACATCGAGGCCGACCCGCACCGCTGGTACCCGATCACGGAGCTTGTTGCATGAACGTCGAAGCCACCACCGATCTCGTGCGCGCCGTCACGGCGCGCCTCAAGGACGAGCCGCAGACCGTGTGGCTCCTTCACACGCAGACGAAGCATGGCGAAGACATTGAGGTATTCGCCACCGAGGCCGCCGCACGCGAAGAGGCGATCCGCTGGTGGAGCAAGGACGTGATGGACGGCGACGAAGCGGAAGACGACCCGTACCGCAAAGCGCTGGAGGAATTCGTCAACGGCGACGACTCGGCCGGGGTCGACGGCACGGACTACTGGATGCGCGTCGTAGAGCGCATCGTGAGGACCTGACGGTCCTCTTTTTCTTTTTGCTGAGTGCAGCACTGGGCGACTCTTTTTAGCGTCGCGGCGAAGAGCCCCGAACTGTGCAGCACACCTCCTTCCAACTTCCGCTTCCAAAGCGACTTTCTTCTCTTCATCCTTTATATAGGTACTACTTACATTCTTGTTTTCTTTCTAGAAGAAGAGAAGAATGGAATGGAAGAATGGAAGAGCTAGTAACCACGCGGGTTAGCGGCCGATTTGGTCCTTCCAACTTCCACTCCTAGATCGTAATTCTCAGTCCGCGAACGTCGGGTCCGTCGCCTGCCCGCCCGCGAGCCCTGCGTACAGCGCGTTCGCCGGCATGGATTTCAGAAGGAAGTGCTTGAACATCTCGTGCCCGTCGAGCACGTCGACGGCATCAGCGAGCTGCTCCACCGTGGGCCCGGCGAGCGCGCCGATCCCAGCGTGGCCCATGCCGTCGGCAATGAACTGGCCGGTGCCCAGCAGGCCCGCGCGCTGCACGCCGCTCCACACGTAGTCGCCCGCGTCCCACTTGTCTTTCCAGTCGGGCTGCGAGCCACCGCCCTGGATCATGCCCTTCGCCATGTCGGCGGCGATCATGATCGGCACGTAAGAGGCGAGCGCCATCGCCGGCGTGTAGTTGCCGTTCTGGTACTCGTGCATCACGCGCTTGAGGATCGTTTCGTGGAAGCTGTACACGAACTGCTTCAGGTGCGCGATGAGTGCGAAGTGCGGGTCGTTCATCCAGATCGGCTTGTCCGCCGCGTCGGGCCGCAGGATCGCCCCGTCCACCCACTTGTTGACCGCGAGGCGCATCTTCGAAGCCTGCTCCGGCGTGAGGCCGTCGCCCTCGGTGAGCTTCACACGGCCGGTGACATCGCGCTGCACGTCCGAGGGCTTCAGACCCAGCTCGTCCATCCAGCGCGCGCTGTGTGGAGACGCGCTGCCATCGGCGTGCTTGTCGATGAACTTCAGCGCCGCTTCGGTGGCCGCCACCCGCATGGACTGGTTGAACCGCTCCATCAGGTTGTAGCGGAAGAACGTGTCGTTGATCTTGCGCGCGGTGGCGCCCACCATGCCCTGTGAGTACCCCGTTCCGATCGAGTGCACCAGAGCTGCGTTGTCGATCGTGCCCAGGGTCTCGGCCAGCTCGGTGGCTGCGTCCTTGTCCTGGCGCTTGAAGTTGCCGGCGATCTCCTTGATGCCGCGCTTGTAGGCGTTCCAGGCATCGTGCACGTCGCCGCCGCGCACGATGATGCCCATCGGGTCCACCGCACTGCTGAAGATCGCCAGCGGCAGGAGCCGGATATTCTGGTAGACGATCATGTTGCCCATCAGGCGGCGCGCCGTGGGGTTCAGGTTGTCGCCCAGCGTGCCGTCGACGCCGCGCACGAACTTGTCGGCCGCGTCGAGCTGCTCCTTCGTGGCGCCCTGCGCCTTTGCCTTGGCGAAGAGGTCGAGCACCCCTTTCCCGTCGTCACCGAACCGCCGCGCCCACTCCGCACGGCGCGCGGCCTGCGTGAGGTACGAGTTCATGATGTCGTGCAGGTCCTTCTTCATGAAGGGCGCCAGCTCGTTGTCGGGCACGTTCTTGAGCTTGCGCTCCTTCGCGAACTGCATGCCGGGCTTCAAGGTCTGGACCTGGAACTCGTTGCCGTCGGAGGTGATCAGCCGGTGCAGGATGTCGTTCGCCTCCGTGCGGTTGATGCCGTGCTTCTCCAGCACGTCGGTGAAGGCCTTCTGGTTGCGGCTGATGTAGTCCGGGTCGTACACGCGTGGGAAGTAGTCCTTGCCCACACCCAGGTCATCGACCTTCACGCCGGCGTCCTTCATGAACCCGTAGGCCTTGTCGAGCACGCTGCGCACGGCGCGCGCCGCGAGGCGCGCTTCGGGCGAGCCCGCGGTGCCCTTCTTCTGCAGCGCCTCCAGCGCCTCGGCGATGTGGGCCTTCGAGAACCCTGCGAGCTTGTCGCCCAGCTCGTTCATCATCCGGGTGCGCTCCACGCGCGCCGCGGGGATGAAGCCCGGGTCCTCGCCCTCGCCGTGACTCTGCAGCTTCATCTTGTCGGCAAGCTGCTGCAGCGCCGGGATGCCGGTGTCGCGCATGCGCTGGCCGCCCGCCGTCGCCACGGCGTCGGCCATGCGCGCGAAGGGCTCGGTCATCGCCCGCGCCTTGTCGAGCGCCGCGCTGCGGCCCTGCTCCATTACGTCGTGCGCGAATGCGCCCGGCGCCTTGGCGAACTCGCCCCTCTGGAACTCCTCCATGATGTGCAGCGCGCGCTGGTCGTTCGACCAGATCCCGAGGGTCTTCAGGATCATGTCCTTGATCTTGCCCAGCACGCCCTTGGCGCCGTCGCCGACCTTGAGCTTGCCGTCGGCCCAGAACTGGTACATGTACGCCGCGCGCTCGTACGGGTCCTGCAGCTGCTTTAGCGCCTCGGGCTCGTTGGCGAGGAGCTTGGCGAGCTGGCGACGTACTGGTGCGGTCTCGGCCGCGCGGAACAGCGTGCTGGTCACGTCGTGCGCGCCAGCATCTTCCAGGCGCCGCATCAGCGCGTGCATCGACTCGTGGTAGGCGGCCGACAGCGGGTTGAGCGCGTGCACCGAGACGCGGATGATGTCCTGCCCCAGCTCGCGCGAATACTCGCCCGCGTGGCTCATCGCCTTGAAGGCGACCTGCACGGCGTTGCCCAGGGTCTTGTGGATGTAGTCCATCACATCCGTCTTCTCCTGCGCCGTGATGCGCCCCTGGCGCGCCGCGGTCTGCATGGAGTAGGCCGCGTCGGGGCTCTCCTTCACGATCTCGCCGATGCGGTCGTTGATCGCATGGATCGACGCATCGACCTTCGGCGACGAGGCGTCCTTCAGCGCGGCGAGGTGCAGCGCGCCGCGCGCCAGGGAAGCCGGGTCCGTCTCCTTGGCCGCGGCCTTCGCCACGTCACCAGAACGGGCTAGGTTCTCGAGCGCTTTTGGGCCTTGGGCCGGCACCTCCTTGGCCGGCATGGTCAGGCTGTCGGCGAACTTCAGTAGGCGATCCTGCTCGGTCTGCGGCAGTTTGTTGAAACCTGCGGCCTCAGTGAAGAACGTGCGCAGGTCGCTGTGCTCGCTGAAGAGCTGCTCCAGGTTGTGCATGACCTTCTGCAGGCCGTTGGGCAGATCTTCGTAGCCGCCGGCTTTGTACGCGCTGCGCAGCTCTTCGAGCCGGCTCTTGGCTGCGGTCAGGAAGCTCTCAGCCTTCGCGGGTGTGTTGATCGACTCGTAGTTTTCCTTGGCGGCGAGCGCATCGACCCGGGCAGAGACCTTTGGAGCTTCAGCCTTTGCCGCGAACCGCTCCGCGAGGCCATTGATCGTGTCCGCGCCGGCCGACAGCTTGCCCTGGTCCTTGATGCTCTTCAGCGCTACGGTGAGCGCACCCTTGGCGTTGTCCGGGAGCGCATCGAAGTTGCTCAGCAGCTTGCCGGCCTTCTCGGCGAGCGCGCGGGCCGGCGCGGTGCGTCCTTCAGCCATGCGCTTGACGATCGAGTCGAGCGCGCCGCGCATCCCTTCCGGCGAGGCCGAGGTGTCGTAGCGCAGCGGCACGCCGTCGGGGCCGACCTTCAGGTACGTGCCGTCCTCGCCCAGCGCGGCCTTGGCGACGTGGATGTTGTCGTTGAAGGGGTCGGCCTCGGTCTTGCCGGCTTCCTCCAGGAAGTCCTCGACCGGTTTCCTGGTCCCTCCTTCGCTGATGATCGACTCGTCGCGGGCGTCGCTCACCTTCTGCGCGCGGGCCACGATGTCATCGAGCTTGGCCTTCGAAGCGCCCTGGCTCTTGGCGTCGCGGTATTCGTTGCGCAGGCTCTCCAGCTCACCGGTGAAATCGCGGCCGGTGTCGGGGCCGAACTTGAGCTTCTTCACGTCGCCGTAGGTGAGGCCCTTGGCGATCTGCGTCTCATCGGGGATGTCGAAGGACTTGCCCAGGTGCTCCTGCAGCTTCGCCACACCTTCCATGAACATGCGCGCCTGCCGGTACTGGCGGCCGCGGTCGTCGGAGGCGGTGTAGGGCTCCGACGCGTCCATGGTGCGCGTGATCTTCATCGCGTCGAACGGCGGCGAGCCCTCAACCCGGATGGCACTCTTCGAGTTCTCGATGTTGCCCTTGGTCCGGTCGAACTGCATCGCCCGGCGCTGGCCCTCGGTGAGCGCATCGTTCTCCTTCAGGCTCTCCCCCACGACGAAGCCCTGGCCCTTGGGCACGTCACCCGGGTCCTTGCCCGTCATGCTGCGGTACTCGTCGGGCGAGACGAAGCGCGCCTTCATGCCGGGGTTCTTGGCCTCGGCCTCGCGCATGATCCGCTCGGCTTGGCTCTCGTTGCCGAACTGGGCACGGTGCGCCTCCGGGCTCGGCAGGGGCTTGTCGTGCAGCACGGTGGCGGCCGGCGCCGTCTCGCTCAGTCCTGCAGCGTCGGCCTGCTCGCCGTCGGCGTGCTCATCCAGGCCCAGGTCGCTCGCCGAGCGGTCGATGCCGCCCGCGTCGAGCGCAGCCTTGTCGCGCTGCGGCTCGAAGGCCTTCAGCACGGAGTCCAGCTTGTCCGAGCCGCCGAAGAGGCCCTCCAGCTGCCGGCGCGCCTGCTTCTCGGTGTAGCGCGCCTCCTCCGGCCCCATACCGGCGGTGTGCTGGCCCTTGGCGTACATGTCGAGCGCGTCGGAGATCGCACGGATCTGGTCGTCCGAGTAGTCGGCGCCCTGCCCCTCCGGGTGCGGCAGCGCCTTGCGCACGGCATCGGCCTTGCTGGTGAGGTCCGTGCTGCGGTCGTCCATCCGGTTGAGCGCGGCGAACATGTTCTGCCGCCCGGTCTCGTCGCCCTGGTCGGCGATCGCACCGTGCAGCTCCTGCAGCACCTTGGGCGTGTCCTCGCCGAAGATCGCCTGGAGGTGGTCATGCACGCTGTCGGGGATCTGGCCGTCCGTGGTGGCCTTGTCCATCACCACACGCAGCGAATCGCCGAGCTGGCCCAGCGCCTTTGGGTCGTCGAAGATCTCCGGCGCGCGCTCCTTCAGCACCGGGGTGACGGTGTCGAGGATGGTCTGCCGCACGCCCGAATAGTCGGCGCTCTTCTGCGCGGCGCCGGCCTCGGCCGTGTCCTTCGCGCCGCTGGTGAGGTCGTCGTAGAGGCTGCCGACCTTGCCGGCCAGCTCCTTGGCGCGGTCGCGCCCGGCCTTGATCGCGGCGATCGTGGTCTGCGCGCCCTCATTGCCGAGGTTCTTCACCGCCTCGGCGACCTGCTGCCACTTCTCCTGGCTCAGGCCCTTGTCGTTGAGCAGCTCGTTGGCCCAGTCCTGGGCCTGCCGCATGCGGCTCTTCTCGACCTGGGCGCCCAGCTCGGGCATCTGGTCCGCTCCGGCCTGGGCGATCTGGGCGTCGAGTTCGGGATTACCCGAGGATTCGCCCTTCTGGAAGCGCTCCAGGAGGTCATCCTTGGCCTGCCCCGCCCGCTGCATCAGGTCCGCGAACCGGGCGGAAACCGCCTTGGCTGCGCCAGCGCCGGTGCCCGAGCCCTGCGGAGCCTCCCCGGCCGGCGGCGCGCTTTCCTCCGCGCCACCAACACGTTGCTGCAACGCATCCTTGACCTTGCTGGCGGCCGCGGCCAGCGCGCTCCTGGCGCCGTCGCCCGCCCCGCCAGCGGCCGCGCGGGCGTTGCCGACGGCATGCAGGCCAGCGAAGGGGATCGCACCCACGGCCCCGCCCACGGCGGCCTCCTTGAGCTGCTGCGGGTCCACCTCGCCGTTGGTACCCATCTCCTTGGCCGCCTCGCCGGCCGTGCCGGCAGCGGCTTGCTCGGGGATTGCCGCCAACGCGCTGCTGCGAGCCACCTTGCCGGCGAGCTTGGCGCGGCCCAGGCCCGGGATGATGTTCTGGGCAAGCGCCGAGGCTCCACCGGCCAGCGCCGCCTTGCCCAAGTCCACGTCCTCGCCGGCCGCGCGCTGGCGCCCCACCACGTCGCCGATCTCGAACGGCGCGGTCGCCGCGGTGCCGGCCAGGATCGCCGGGATCGCCGCACCATCGGTAGCGGCCGCGGCCGCGAGGCCGGCGCCGGCCACCGGCAGGGAGCTGCCGAGCACGCCCGCGCCGTAGTTGAGCGCATCACGCAGGCCGTGCACCTGGGTGTAGGAGCCCACGCTGGGCGCGGCCTGCGCCGCCTGCCCCTTCAGCTGGTCCGCCTCGTTGAAAGCGCCGTTGGCGAAGTCCTGCGCGCCCAGGCCCTGGGCCACGGCACCGCCCGCGTTGGCGAGCATGGAGCCCGCCTGCAGCGCGCCGGAGCGCAGCCCCTTGCCGAACGCGTCGGGGACGGTCTCGCGCTGATCCACCGCCCCTTGTGGGGCGAGATCGCGCATGGCGTCGGTGAGGATGCCCATCAGCGGAGTCCTTTCTTGGTGCCAAGCTCCTGCTGCTCCTGCAGCGTCGGGCCGAGCGCGGTGGTGGGGGTCTTGAACCAGTCGGGCAGGATCGCGTTGGCCGGCTCGTTGTAGCGCAGGTCGTTCTGGCCGATGCTCTGGCCGCCGGCCATCGTGAAGCGCTTCTGCGCGAGGCCGTTGTCGGTGCCGTTGATCTGGTAGTCGAACAGGTCGTTCGACACCGGACCCGAGCCCGAGAACGGGCCCACGCCGCGGGTCTGCTGGAAGCGTTCACGGCGGTCGTACAGCGTGCGCAGCGTGGCGAGGTCCTGGGAGTCGAGCGCGCCCAGGCCCTTGCTCTGCAGCTCCTGCGCCTTCTGCAGGCTGCTCGGGTCGCCCCTCTGCTGCAGGCGCGTGATCAGGTTGCCGATCGTCTGCTGCGCGACGTTGGTGAAGTCGGCCGCCTTCTGGCGGTCAGGCACCTGCTTGCCGTCCTTGTCGGTCGTGGTGAACTGCTTCTCGGCCCAGTCGTTGTAGTTCTTCTGTGCGCTCTCGCGCTCGTTGAACAGCTGCTGCGCGCGCTCCTGGCCGAACTTCGCCACGTCGAGACCGAACTGGCGATCCTTGTTGAACTGTTCGAACTTCGCCAGCGCGCGCTGGTTCGCCGCGGTGATCTGGTGCTCGAGCAGGCCCACGTCCTGGCCGCGCAGCCCCAGCTCGCGCTGCACGTCCTGGCCGCGCGCCTGGATGCCCTGCTCGCCGGCCTGGGTGGCAGCGTTGATGTCCTGACCGCGCGAGCCGAGCACCGCGTTGAGGCCGCCCACGGTGAGGTGGCCGTGCTGGGCGAGGTTGAGCACATCCTGCTGGCTGAGGCCGCCGCCACCGCCCAGGCTCATCGCGCCGGCCGGCGCTTGAGCCGGCGCCGGACCGGGTTGCGCCTGCTGCATGCGCGCGGCGAGTGCCGGGTCCAGGCCGGGCATCACGTTGGTGCTCACCGGCCCGCTGCGCAAGCCCGTGCCGGCGTCCTGGTAGCTGAAGCCGTCGGTGATGTTCTGGCCGGAGAAGCTGTTGCCGTTGCGCAGTACGGTGTTCGGCTGCACACCGGCCGCGGGCGCTGCCACGCCGGGCTGGGTGGTGGCTGCGGCCGCCGGCACGCTGCTGGTGGGTGCGCCCGCACCCGGGGTGGTGTTGGGCGCGGTCTTGGGGATCGACGGCGAGCTGCTCGGGCTGTTGTCCATGCCGGCAAGGGCGCTGCCGAAGTCCTTCAGCCCGGGCACCACGGCGCGGATGCCGCGTCCCACGGTGTCGTCGAGCACTCCGGCACCAGTGGCGAGCGTGCCGCGCAGCAGGTTACCGGCTGCAGCACCGTAGCGGCCCTGGTTGAAGGCGCTGCTCACATCGTCGGCCGTGCCGGTGGCAGCGGCCATCGTGCCGGGCGCCGCGCTGGTGAGTGCACGGCGCAGGCCGCCGGGCTGCATCGGCGCGGTCGAGCCGGCAGCAGCGAGGGGGTCGGAGCCGCCCGCCGCGGCCAGGGCGTTCTGGTCGGGATCACGAAGAGGAGAGACAGGCATAGTGGGCTCCTTATTGGCTGTCCGAAGTCGGTTGGTACTGCCACTGCTCGGCCGCGCTCTGGCTGAAGCCGTAGCTGACGCTGGTGCTGTCGCCCGAGCTGGCGCTGATCGACGCCTGCACGTGCTGCGCAGCCATCGCGCCGGCGCCCAGTGTCGCAGCGATCTGGCCCGCGCTCTGCAGCGCGCTGGTCTTGAGCTGCGCTTCCTGCAGCACCTTCTCCATCGAGACCTTGAAGCGCTCGATCTGGGTGTTGGTGATGGCGATGTTGGTCTGCAGCTGCTGCTCGCCGATGCGGATCTCGGCCTCGGCCTTCTTGGCGTTGGCGTCGCTCTGCACGCCCAGGTACTGGATGTTGAGGCCCTGGACCTGCGCCTGCGCCTGGATCTGCGCGAGCTTGGCCTGCAGCTCGGTCTTCGTGCGGTCGAGCTGCGCCGCGAAGCGCTGGGTGACCGCCTGCATCTGCGCGATCTGCGCGTCGATGCCCTTGAGCTGGATGTCGGCCTTCATCTGCTCGGCGCTCATCAGCGTGGCGAAGGTGCGGGCCTCCGCGTCGACGATGCCGACCTTGGCGACCTCGCCCTGCACCTGGGCGATGTAGGCGTCGAACACGACCTTCTGCGCTGAGATCTTCTCGGCGTAGGCCTGCACGTCCGTGCGGTACGCCTCGATCTGCGTGCGCGCGACCTCGGTCTGGATCTGCGCGCCCTGCATCTGCGCCTTGTAGACCTCGACCTGGGCGAGCAGGCTCTGCACCTGGGCGTTGTACTGCTGCACCTTCTGGGTGTTGATCTCGCTGACCAGCTTCTGGCCTTCCAGCTCGATGCGGTAGGCGTCGAGTGCGGCGAGCTGGGCGTCGATCTGGATCTTGAAGACCTGGGCGCGCGTGTTGTAGGCGCTGGTGAGCGCGTTGAACACGCTGACCTGGGCCTGATACAGCTCGATCTGCGCCTGCACCGTGAACTTCGCGATCTCGTAGCTGCGCGTGGCGGCGTTGTTGAAGATGTTGAAGATGATGTTCTCGGCGGCGATGCCCTGGCGCACGGCCTCGCGCAGGTTCTCGATCTCCACGTCGGCGATCTTCACCATCCACTCGCGCTGCAGCGCGTTGGCCTGCAGCTGGTTCTGCTCGAGCGCGGCGTTGACCTGGGCAGTGAGCATCCCAGGCGGCGCGGTGAAGCCGCGGTTGGCGAAGGTGTCGAATGCCTCGGCCACGGCCTTGTTCGCCGTGATGTCCTCGCGCGCCCGCGCCCGGTCGAACAGCTGCTGCTCGATCACCGCCGGCAGGCCGGTGGAGGTCGCCGCGTTGAGCATGTCGGCGATCTTCTGCTTGACGAGGTCGAAGTTCTCCGACGCGTAGGTGGGCTCGACCCAGTTGATGAGCGCGTTGGGTGCAGCCGCATCGAAGGTCGGCGCGGCGTCGGTGAACGTGCCCAGGGTCGGGAACACGAACGTCGGGATCGTCACGTCGCTGAGCGAGGCGAGCGCCGGGAAGGCGAGGCTCGGCGCCGCCGGCAGCGTCACGTTGGTGTCGACTGCCGGCCGGTCGGGCAGGCCCGAGGTGTCGATCGCGCCCGGTGCCGTCGGCACGTTGATGCTGACGATCGACGGGTTGTAGGTCGGCGGGTTGATCGTGACCGTGGTGTTGATGTCGGGCACACCCGGATCGTCGGGCACGGATGCCGACAGGTCGTTCATGCCGGTGATGTCCACCGGCGTGGGCGCGGGCCACTCCAGCCCGGTGTTCGAGCGCGTGATGCTGATGTCGGGCAGCTGCCCCACATCGGGCACGGTCAGGCTCTGCAGCGCGCTGAGGATCGAGCTGGCCTGGGCGTTGAAGCCCTGCATCGCCGACTGCAGGTTCGACATTACGGTCTGTACCTGGGTCACGGCGGCCGAAGGGCCGATCGGGATCGGCGGTTGATCCGGCCCGTCGTAGTGGTTCCATCCCATGTCAGATCCTCCGGGTGTTGGACGGCGCCACATCGACCGTGGCCGAGTCGACGCCGAAACTCGAGCCGTCCTTGTTCAGGAACTCGAACTGGAAGTAGCGCGAGGCGAGGCCCTTGCCGAGCTTCACGCGATTGGCGCGTGGTGCAGCAGCCTCGACCTTCGGCAGGTCGTAGGTGTAAGTCCCGTCCTGGCCGTGGCCGTAGGTCGAGATCTTCACCGTCATGGTCCCTGAGCAGACGTAGCTCACGATGAGGTCGGCGACGCGCTTGATCGCCGGCAGGCCCAGCGTCGAGCGCCCGGTCTTCACCGAGGCCTGGATCGCCGCGCCGTCATCCGTCGCGCCGGTGAACTCGTAGAGGCCGCCGTCACCCAGCGCGAAGTAGCGCCCGCCGATCACTGCGATCGACTGCACCGGCAAGCCCTCGTAGCGGCTCATCGCCGTGCTCTCGGTGTTCATCACCCAGGCTTCGCGCAGCACCGGATACAGCGCCGAGTCCGTAGCTAGCGCACTGTCGGCGAGGTCTGCGGTGCGCGTGGCCTGGGAGCTGAGGCTACTCGCCGCCGTGCCATTCGACACAAGGTCATTCGCGGCCGTGCCGTCGATCGTGGGCGCGTCGGTCGCGGTGGCCTGCTCGGTGACAGTGAGCTGCTTGATCGTGCTCAGGATCACCGCGCTGGTGGCGTCCACCGTCTCGGTGAGCAGCACGTCGTTGAAGCCGAACAGCGCGCTCAATGCGCTACCCGTGCTCAGCGCATCCAGGTGCGTCGAGCGCACCGCGGACGGCGTGGCACTCGCGCTCGCCTGCTCCACCACGCTGGTCGTGCGCGCGATCAGCACCGCGTCGGTGCCGCTCACCGCACTGAGCGCGTCGGAGGTCGGGTTGTTGAGCAGCGTGCTCGCCGCCGTGCCGCCGGTCACCGCGTCGGTGAAGCCGTGCAGCTGCGTGCTTGCGCTGTCGGTGGCGGTGGCGGACTCAACGACATCGCGGGCGTAGATGCCGGTGGCAGCGTCGGTGGCGCTCACCGTATCGGCATAGGCCGTCGTCACGCCGAGCAGCGCGATGCTCACCGCCGTGACCAGTTGCACGATGGTGTTGGTGAAGCCGGCAGTCCAGCTCTCGGTCGCAGTGGCCGTGTCGTTCACGTCACAGGTCTGGATGGTCATAGGACCCCGATGAAGTCGTAGTTGAAGTGGCCCGAGCCGTCGTTGATGATCAGGTTGCCCAGGCGCGACTGCGCGCCGTCGATCTCTTCGTCATAGGCGACCTGCAGCGCGCCGAAGCAGCTCCAGGTAGCGAACATGAACTGGATGTTGTCGAACTCATCCGGCGACTTCGCGAGCCAGCGATCGGGCGTGCCTTGCGGCTTGAGTTGGATGATCCCCTGGTCGTTGTCGCACACGAGATAGGCCGTGACCTTCTGGGTGTCCGGGTCGCTGACCGTGGTGCTGGTAGCAAGCGGTACTGGCGGGGGCTTCGGCAGCAGGTCGGCGTTGTCGCACAGATTGAGCCAGCTGTCGTCACCGAGCATGTCGATCGTGCACGTATCGTCGGTGGTCGAATACTCGCTATAGACCTTGCGGTCGTATTGCGTGTAGCAACCCGTGCCCGGCCCCGGCGGGTGGTAGAAGGTGCGGTACGTGAGGTAGCCCTTGGGGTGCAGCAACGACTTGTTGTAGTCGATGGTCGTCGCCGTCGTGCCACCCGAGTTGAAATCGAGGTTGGCGTAGACGTAGCCGTCGCGCATGCCGGCCGGGACCACGATCGCACCGCGGTTGTAGTGCCCCGCGGGGAACTTCGTCGTGGTGACGGTGCGGTAGCGCCGCGACTTCTGTGCGAAGCCCCAGCACGGGATTGGCGACATGTCCAGCTCGTCCCCCACGGAGTAGAACCACTTGCCCATGTCCGAGCTGGTGATATCCGTGCGCTGAGTGGTCGAGTCCGGCGGTGCGCGGTCGTCGAAGTCCGTGGTGTGGAACGTCGGTGGGATCGCAACGAAGGTCTGGTCGGTCTCGCTGTACCACGAGCCGATGAACATGCAGTCGGTGAAGTCGTTCGTGGTCTTCGGTGCGGGGTTCGTCACCGTCCGGTCCCAGAAATACTTCACCAGCTTGAGCTGGCCGTTTACGTGACACACGTGCATCGTGCAATCACATAGCGGCACACCGGCCGCGCTCGTGTCCGGCGTGAAGTCGGTGTTCGACGCAAGCATCTCCACCGAGAGCAGTCCCGGCAGCAGAGGCTCGTAGAACTTGATCGGCGGCGGCGAGTTCTTTGAGGGATGGTAGAGCTTGCCCTCGCTCACCAGCGTGAGGACCGCACTACCGTCGGCGATCGGTTCGTTCGGCTGCAGGTCAGTCTTCAACGCGCCGATGTGGATCTGCAGGCTGTAGTGGCGCGCCCGACGGATGTTGTCATCGCCCCAGGTCCAGCCGGTGTTGTGCGCCTCGCTACCGTCGTCGCTGAAGCTCCAGCCCATGGCGGTCGAGTAGGCGGCCATCGAGTAGAAGTCACTCAGCGCCGAGGCTGGCGCGAGCTGGATCACCGTGCCTGCTTTGATCGCCTTCTGCAGCGCGGACCCGGTGGGGAAAGCGAGCCCACTCGGCAGGCCCTTGAACTCGTGCGCGGCCTGCGCGCGGGCGTCACCGTTCGGGTCAGCGAGGTGTGCCGTGTTGGGGGCAAGCGGCAGCGGCGTGGCGATCACGCCGTTGGAGATGCCGATCTCCACCAGCCACAGCTTGTCGTCAGCCGCCTTGACGATGCCGTGCGTGCGCATCCAACGGTAGTCGTAGCGGATCTGCACGCCGTACTGCTGGTACAGCTGCTTGTCCCGGCCGGTGACTGGGATCTGCACCGTTGGCAGGAAGCCATAGCCCAGCACGACCTGCACACACTTGCGCATCAGCCCCGAGTACATCGCCGGCTTGAGCGCGCTGTACTGGCTGGTGCGGCCGTTGGGGTCCGCGTACTCGAAGAACGCCGACCAGGGTGCCACGCCCAGGCGCGGCGACAGCGCGTAGCCGCCCTTCAGGTGGAAGCGCTCGGCGCAGGCCGCGGTGGGCTTGAACGAGTCGAGTTGCTTGATGGTCCGGGTCGAGCCGTCGGCGAGCGGGATCACTTTGGTCTGCAGCGTGCCGCCGCGAGTGACCCCGGAGAGGAAGTCGAGCGGAAACTGCGCGGTGGGCTCTTCGAAGGAGACCTCACTCTGCGGTGCGACGAAGACATGCACCACCTCGGTCTCGCCCACCTTGAGGACGTAGATGTAGCCATCATCGTCCAGGGCGCTGTTCAGGCCGGCGACGCCCGTGCCCGAAGTCGCCGCCATCGTCCGCACCTTGTACAGCAGGTTCTGCGCTGTGGAGAGATGCTGATGGGCGGCGTCTTCGTCACCTTCGTAGATGAAGCGCGCCGGCATGACACATCAGGACGAGGCGAGCGTCACGCGGTAGCCGCAGTTGAACACGTCGGTGTTGTTGAGCACGCGCGTCGAGCTGAACTTCGTGGCCGAGGCGAGCGTGCCGGAGGTGTCGCCGCGCACGTTCGAGGACAGCAGCGCTGCACCGGTGACGTTGAGCTGGCTCGCGGTGGCGATGGTGAACGCAGCGCGCGCCGCGGTGTTGTCGATCGCGTCAGCGCTCGGTGCCGCCGGCGTGAAGGCCTGCCGCGTAGTCTCGGTGTAGCCCTCGGTGGTGCTGGTGATCTCGCTCGCGGTGGAGGCGAAGTTCGCCGCGGTCCAGTTGTTGGCCGGGCTCACGCTGCCGTTGAACAGCGCGATGTACCAGTTGTTGATCTTGGCGTCGGTGTAGAACATCACACCGAGCATCTTGATCAGGCCCTGGTCGACCAGCAGGTTGTGGTCGACCCGCTCGTCCTGGCCGTTCACGTCGTGCACGTACTCGCCACGGGCGAACGCACGCGCGGCCGGGAAGTACAGCCCGTCTTCGGTGCGCTCGTACTTGAAGTTGCGCAGGTAGCGCAGGAACTCACCGGCGTGCCGGACCATATCAGCGGGGAGGATGGATCGCATTTCGAACTCCGATCGAAGTTAGACGTTAGAGTCCACCGCAGAACCAAGCCCGGCGGAACGGGGGGATTCTACGATGGAAAGGACCTGCTTGACACCGTCCTTAGAGAACGCTACGGCGCCGCCGGAATCAAAGATTGGAAGGGCGATGCGGTCCTCCTGGAGGTCGTGGACCTGCCCGTTGGGCATGCCCAGCGACCAGCCCAGGCGGCCCAGCCACATCGCGACGAGCCCATCGACGGTGGCCGCGATCTTGGGCGGCAGCACCGCGCCGTGCACCAGGGTGCTGGCGTAGGGCGTGGGGATGTTGACGCAGGCGATGCTCTGGGTGAAGTCTCCAGGGCCGGTGCCGGCGAGGAAGTACACCGCTTCGTTGGTGCCTACATACACCCCACCATCCACCGGCTCGATCATCACGATCTCGGTGTTGAAGTTCACGAAGTCGCTGCGCGGGTCGGTGAGGCCGTAGCGGAACGGTTGGCTGAAGACCAGCGTGTTGCCCACCGCGACCAGGACGCGCCCATGGAACACACGCACGATCGAGCCCGCCGGCATGCGGTGCAGGTTGCGGTTGTCCGCCATCTTCGTGGGGTTCGCCGACAGCAGCTGGGCGATGTCGTTCGTGGTGTATTCGGCGACCTGATAGAGCACGTCGCCATTGACGGGCGTGCAGTACACGCGCAGGGTCGCCACTCCGGTCGGGAACGGCGGCGTGTACAGGCTGAAGCCGCCCTGGGAATCGAGCGTCACCGAGGTCATCGGCGAGAGGCCGCTCTCCTCGCCGCTGGGCAGCAGGTAGCTGCAGGCGAGGGTGTAGTTGCCCGCCGGGAGCGTGCCAGTGCCCAGGGGGATCACGCTGAGGGCTGGCGGGTCCTGCACGCCCAGCAGCCGGCAGCTCGTGCGCGTCACGACACCCAGCTCGCGGCCGTTGGTGAAGAACACCTCGTCGGCGTGCTCGAAGTAGCTCATGCGCAGGTTCGGCGTCACGCCCAGAATCGTCGCCGTCAGTGTCGAGCCGTCGTCACCGAGCACCATGCGCTTCAGACTCGAGCCTTGCACGTACAAGCCGAAGCTCTGGTCCCGCGCACCGAACAGGTCGTGCGCATCGTCCAGCGCGGCGAGCTTGGTGAAGCCGTCGCGCGTGCGGAAGTTGCCGTACACGTCGAAGTCGACGTTGACGGCATCGCGCGCCCCGCCCTTCGGGATCGAGGTCTCGTCGGACATCATGTCGATGCCGAGCTTGAAGTCGGTGAGATTGAGGTCCTGCTTCAGCATGCGCATGCTCCTACGCGAGGTTTGCCATAGTTCGAAGTGTCGCCGAGGCCAGCCACGGCGCCGCGGAAGTTCGGGTCGATACCCACGAGCGGTGCTGGCACCAGCTCTTCGTCAATGCCCAGCGGCGCCGGGGTGTAGCGCAGCCACACGTGCATCGGTGCGAAGATGCCAGAGCCGACCTCGTAATCCCACTGCTCCATGTCGAAGCCCTCGGTGTCAACGTTGCGGATGCGGAACGAGGCCCAGGTCGTGCCAAAGAGGCTCGTGTCCGTGCCCGTCGGGTAGACCACCACCGGCGGGTGCACTGAGGTGTCGCCGGTCACCTGGAAACCGTAGTAGCCCGGCACGCTGATGGTGCGGTTGAACAGCTCCACGTCGGCGGTGCCGAAGCTACCCATGCTGTTGCCGATCGGGTTCACATAGGGGCTCGTGTTGGGCGCGAACGCGACCGTGGCGTTGCCCCACTGTGTGCCGATCGGCGTGGTCGGATTGAGCGGATCCGTAGTGGAGTCGTCGTACTCCCAGTAGACATCGACCTCCTGGTCGCCACCGAGCAGCGTCGCGAAACCGAACTTGCCCGCCCATCCGGTCAGGAAGAGGGTGCGCCGCGCGAGGGCCACCATGCCCTGCCCCATCTGCTCGCCCACGGTGGCGTCGTACGTCTGGTCATTAGTGATGTGGTACTGCGCGATCGTGCGGTTGGCATTGGTCACCACCGGCGAGCCGAACACTGGCCGGTGGAACGGGTCGATCGGGTTGTCGGCGCAATCGACGATCGCCTCTGGGAGAACCAGCAGACCGTTGAAGTCTTCGGAGATGCGCAGGTAGAACGGCCAGAGGTGATGCGTCTGCGGGAAGAACGTCTCGCACGGGTCGAGATTGTTCATGTACGTCGGGTTGGTGACGTACTGCGTCGGGTTGAGCGACGGTCGCCCCACCGAGTAGTCCTCGTCGAGCGGCACCGAGGTCGGCGCGATGACGTTGGTGCGCACGCTCGGGCGGCCCCACGCTGTGGGGTTGCCACCGTTCTGGTACGGGTCCCACGGCGGCACGCGGATACTGCGGATGTTGAACACTGGCGTGCCGTACTGCGCCGGGTCGAGCGTGATGCCAAAGCCAGGGAACGGCTGCACCAGCACCGTTTGCTGCGGCGGGATCTGCGGCGCGTCGAAGTGCACGTCGTGCGTGAGCGGGATCTTCAGGCCCAGGATGCCGTTGGGCAACACGTAGCGCGTGCGCGGGCCGACGTAGGTCGAGCCGAACTGCGTGCTAGTGATCCCCTGCCCTGCCACGTCGAGCGTGCGCGTGTAGAGCCCGACATAGGCGCGACCGAAGCCTTCCTCGATCCACGGCCATACTTGCAGCTCCGGCGTCACGTTGTGCACGTAGGGGCTGCCGAAGACCGACCAGTCGACGCCGTGCGTGCCGATGATGTTCCAGTGGATCTCCAGCACCGCGCCGCCGGGCACGCCCGAGGCGATCCCCGGCGGCGCCACATACTGCGTCCACAGCGCGGCGGTCGGCTGCGGGAAGAACCCAGCCGGGATACCGCGGTTGTGGTCATCGAGCGTGATCGTGCGGATCGCGTAGGCGACCATCGCGTCACCGAACTCGGTGAACAGCGTGCGCGTACCGTTGAGGTCGACGGTCTGATCGTCGCGGAATGCGTACGGCGTGCCAGGGTAGCCGTGCGGGATGCCACTCGGATACAGCACCGAGCTGGCGTTGTACACCGCGTGCCAAGGCACGAAGTACGACATGTCGTCGCCTTCGGGCTGCAGATAGCGCACCGCGAAGGAGACGAACTGGGTGCCGAACAGCGTGAGGTCGTTGCCCTCGGGAGCAAGTACGCGGGCGTTGTTCGCCACCAGCGCGCCGGTGGGCACCTTCGATGTGTCCGTGCCGTAGGCGAGGATGACCTTGTTGCGGTTTTCGACGTATGGTGTGCCCGGCTGGCCTTGCAGCAGGTGCGTGGGCTCGTCGAAGACCTCGGTGACGAACTGCAGGCTGTTGAAGACGAGCGCGGTGCCGAAAGCTGACAGGTCGCCGCTGTCGCGCACACCGACGTAGCGTCGGTACAGCTCCACATCCGGCACGCCGAGCGCACCCAGGATCGGCGAGGGCGTGAGCAGACGCTCGTTGCGCGCGATCGTGAGCAGGCCGAAGTCGCCCGGCGGCACGCCCCACGTGCCCTCGTCGATGGTCTGCAGCGCCTGCTGGACCTTCGGGCCGCCGAACTGCAGGTTCGAATACTGCCAGCCGATGCCCGCCGGAGCGAGGCTGCGCACGACGAAGGACGCCCAGGCAGTACCGAAGGCCTCCTCGTTGATCTTGCCGACCTCGCTGACCGTGCGCACGGTCGACTCGACATCCGGCGTGCCGTAGGTCGACACATCGCCCGCGCCGATGTTGGTGAACGTGCGCGTGTAGAACGAGACCCAGGTGGTACTTGCGAACCCGGAGGTGTCGCCGAGCCCCACGTTCTGCAGGTAGCGGATCGCCGGTGCGATGAAGTCGAGGTGCGGGTCGGCAACCGGCGCGATGCCCGGCGGCGCAACCGTGGCAGCGAGATTGACGATCGACGCACCAGTGGGGACCGTGCCCGGGGCGATCTGCGTCGGGTAGACGTAGCGCACGTAGGCGCCAACGTCAGCAGTACCGAAGGTGAGCGAGTCGAACCCGGGTGGCGCCAGCGTCGGCGCGTAGTTCCAGATCTCAGTCGCCCGGGTGGCGAAGCCCGGATGGTGCACCACCAGCATCGTGGCCGGGTCCACCACCCAGTCGACGCTCGTGTGCGGCACCGTGCAGAGATAGCCGTTGACCGCCTCCAAGCCGATCTGCTGCCCGGCCACCATCGCCTCGGCGGTCGCGAGCTGTAGCGGGCCGCCGTTCTGCACCAGCGTCGTCGCGTCGTAGCGATACAGGAAGCTATCCTGCATCACGAAGACGTTGCTGCCGATCTTGCGTCGTGGGTAGCTCTCCAGGCCCGTCGGCGCCGTGCCCATCAGCGCGGCGTTGAACGCGTCGATGGAGGCCGTGTCGTTATTGAACCCGGTGATCCCACTACCGAACGCGTAGTGGAAGACGATGCCGTCGAAGTAGAAGTCGAAGCCGGCGCCGGTCGCCAGGAGCGATACGCGGACAACGTCCGTACCACTGATCCACGTCTCGGTGGCGTTCAGCAGATAGTTCGATCCGTCGGCGTCATTCGCCGTCAGGATGAGGGTGTCGTCGCCTTTCGCCGTCGCCGTGACCGTGCCGTAGTCTGCGCCGCCGCGCACCATGTGCACGGTGACTTTGACGATCGGGATGCCGGTGATGTTGTCGAAGGTGACCGAGCGCTGCAGTAGCCCGAACACTGCCCCCGACGTGGCCGCGCTCTCGTAGCCGTCAGAGGAAGTGCCCTCGGGGGTGCTTCCTGTGACGTAGCGGTACGGCGTGATGGCGGTAACCGCGTCGTTGCTGACCAGGGCCGTGACCGGCTGCGCGAGCAGCGGCAGCAGGTTCGAGTAGCTCGAAGCCGGTGCACCGAAGTCGTCGATGCCGTACGGCAGCAGGACGCGGTTCTTGTTCTCGACATCGGCGAACTCGGAAACTGCGCCGTCGTTGGCGCCGGCTGGCGCGACGAACTGGTCGAGGTTCTTGACCGTGATGTCGCCGAAGATCCCTGCTTCCACCAGCGACGGCGGGTACAGGTACACCCGCATGACCGTGGCCGTGGGCTGGCCCAGGTCGCCGAGGATCGGATCAGGCGTGATGTACTGCTGGTTGCCGCCGATAGTCGGCGTGCCATACGCGTCGGACTCGAAGCCTTGCGGGTGCGGGTTCGGCTGCACCGCCGGGCCGCCCCACGCGAGGCCTGAGAAGCCCGTCGCGTACAGGATGCGCGGGCTGACGTTGACGCTGCCGAACGAACCTGGGGCGATACCGCTGGGCGCGAGCGTGAAGGTCGGGAACAGCGGCGTGCCGAATGCCTGCGAGACCCAGCCAGTGGGCGTGACGTACTGATGCCAGTTCGAGACCCAGGTCGTGCCGGCCGCGAAAGAACCGAGGCCGCTCGGCTTGATCCACTGCTGGCCGAGCCACACGCGCCCAGTGCCGAAGCTGCCCGGGCCGATGCCCTGCCCGCTCGCATCAACTGCCTGCTCGGCGTTGATGATCGCCGGCGCGCCGAAAGCCTCGTCCTGCCAGCCCTGCTCGAACGCCCCCTGCGCGACGTTGTAGACCGTCGCCGTGCCGAAGGAACCGCTGGCGACGCCGTTTGGTGCCAGCTGCCTGAACACGTGCGTGTTCTGGAAGTCGATCGGCAGGTTGTTTCCCGTCGGCGGGGTATAGCCGCCGACGAAGTTGAAAGGAACGGCGTGACCGTACGGCGGGGAGTAGTAGCCGAGGACGATACTGAAGATCGACCCAACGGTTTCACCACCGAACCCGGAGGCTGCCACCGTGCGGACATTCGAAGCGCGCGCCGACCCGAACAGATCGTTGAGCGTCCACTGCGTGATGACCTGCCGCCCCTTGAGGGTCGCAGTTGGCGTGCCGTAGCTCGACTGGTCAGTACCGGTTGGTACTACGCTAGGAGATACGTTCCCGCAGATCGCTGCGCCGACACCGCTCGGTGCGATGCCGATTGCGCCGATGTAGGCAGCATTCGGCAACGAGCCGAAGTCGCCAGAGACGGCCGACCCTCCCGGCGGCGTGTACGCGCTGCCGTGAAAATCGAGCGGTACGTTCGTACCGACAGGCGGCGCGTAGCTCACGGAGGTCCTTACACGGGCGTCAGCCTATCGAAGATGATGGCGTTGTACTGCGTGCCGCCGTCAGGGTCGAAGGCGATCACGAAGAAGGCAGTGGTGTCGGTGGCGTCGAGACCCGGAAAGCTAAACGAGCCGTCCGAAGCCGTCCACGTCGAAGCGATCAGCTGCCCGCCCGGCCGGTAATAGCACCGTACTAAGGCATGCGAGACCGGCGTACCGTTGTCGCTGACGACGCCCGACAGCGTACCGCTCGTGTTCGACCACACAACGCCGTGTTGGTCATACCATTTGTACGGCGACGACAGCTTTGTCATCGGACCCGTCTTAGCGACAACAGCACCGACGAAAGGATTCAGCGACAGCGTCGAGACTGTTCGCTTGAGGTAGTTGTTGGCCGAGTACGGAAGCGCCGCCATCAGCTGTACCAAGTGTCTGAGGTCTCGAGCACGAATGCGTAGCTGTTGCCGAGCGGCATGTAGACGAACGTACGCCCGGCGAGATCACCGGCACCGGAGAACGTATCGAGCGCATTCGCTTGATTAACGGCGTGCATCCAGGCCCATGCGCCGGGCATGTACCCACGACGCCCTGCGCTCGCTTCCCCGATGAACAGGCGCGCGAGGTTGATGCCTCCGTCGATCGGGGAGGGGTACGGAATCGTCCCTTGCAGGTTGCTCATACCGCCGCCACCGGCATAGTCGGTGAATCGCGCAAAACCGGTCGACGTACCGATTTGCGTGTTCGCCCGCATCATGTAGGAGCCTCCACTCAGGGAGTTGAAGGCCGACGACAGGTTGACGAACTGGATGCTGCTGGACGTAGCGCTCGCCGACGTGTCACCAACGACCAGGGTGTTGTACGCATCGCCTGATTTGTACGACTTGAAGTCGCCGAATGCGTAGGCGTTGTTGGCCGTGCCCCAGGTGGACGGGGTAGTGCCGGCCGGAGAAGTTACGAGGTAGAACATCTTCCCGTCGGAGATGAAGTACCACGGACGGGTCGTTGACGAAGCAGCCGAACTCTTGTAGAGGTGAAGACCGCCGGACAACTGCACGTCTGTTGGCACCGGCCCTGTGCCCGACGAGATCGAGGACATCGTCTCGTAGGCACGGAAGCGCGCGTCCTGACCACCGGTGTCGTCGACGTACAGGTAAAAGCCGTTCGAGCCCGCTGGCTGCTTGTATGCAGCGAGGTTGGTACTCGAGTACGGCTTCGTCCAGCCAAGCGTTGTGACCAGACAGAAGTCCAGCACCGCGATCAACGAACCGGCGATGCCGGTGAGCGAAGGCGCGCTGGCGGTCTGGTTCGTGATGACGGTGATGGTCATGACCTACTCCTAGCCGATCAGAGCTTGAAGATCTTGTTCGGGCCGTTGTCCCAGGTCACGATGATGTCGCCGCCGTTGGGCGTGATCGGCAGGCCCGTCGCGGTGTCGATGTAGGCGATCAGCGGGCTGGTCGATTCGACGCCGGTGTCCTTGTACAGGATGATCGCCTCGATCGAGGGCCCGCTCACCGCGCTGAAGGTCACGTCCGCCGCGTCCGCTGCGCCGCCCGTGGTGGTCTTCGAGGTCAGCGTCACCGGCGTGGTGACGCGCGCACCGCTCGACACGTCCGAGAGGTACTGGTGCGTGGAGAGGTTCACGGTGTACGAGCCGGCGTCGATCAGGATCGCCTTGACCGTGTCGGTGAGCCAGTTGAACGAGCCTTCCAGGAAACGCTGGCGGCCGTAGTCGTAGAGAGCATTTGCCATGGTTGGCTCCTATCTCGGGATGTTGAAGTCTAACGTAGATCGAAGTTCGATCCAAAGGTGCGCCCCGGGGCCGGGGCAAGGTCCCTCCCCGGGGCGCGGTAGAGGGTTGGGTAACGAGGAACAAGGACCCCGCACAGCGACAGCACCCCCTACTGGCCGTCGTCGCTGATTCATTGCGCAGCCGGCACCGGTCCGCTGCGTTTGTCTTCGATGTCGAGGATCGCGTCGAGCTGATCCTTCACTTTGGCGTACTCGCCGCGGCAGACGGCGAGGGCGTCCCCGACATCACGATCGGTGGCAACGCCTTGGGGCGCACTCGCAGCGCCGCTGGCAGCGGCTGGCACACGGGTTGAGGCCCCGATAGCGTTGAGCACGCCGACAGCATCAGCAGTAAGGCAAGCCCGACCAGTGGTGAGCGAACGAACTTGTGCACGAGCATCTCCTAGCTGACGGTTGAGTTGGTCGATCACCTGGGCGTGTTCGAGTGAGGCCGCGTCAGCAACGGCCTGCACTTCCTTGAGCTTGTCGTCGTACTTCTTCTGCTGCGCATCAGCGGCGATCGCGTCCTGCCCGCGCTGGAAGCGCTCACCCAGGTTGAAGGCAGCGAAGGTGTAGCCGACGACGGCCAGGATCACCACGGTGATCTCAATGAGCAGGCGGTTCATACGGGGGTCACTCCGACGAAGGTGCCCGCCTTGCCGATCGAAATGATGCGGTTCACGAGCTTGTCGGGCTTGCGCGTGCTGGTGTGCACCCACGAGCCGAACTCATAGATCAGCTGGCCGATGCCGAGGTCATCGACCGCTGGCGCAAGCGTCGCGGCGAGCTTGAACGGATCGCCGAAAGCCGGCGCGATCCAGTCCGCGGCCATCGCCTTCGGGTGATCACTCGTCGGACGCGAGCCCACCACCGAGTTGAGCGCGGGGCAGCGGTAACCGCTGGTGACCACGATGGGGATGTCGCGCCCCGCTTTCTGGGAGAGGAATGTGCGGATGCGCTCGAGCATCGCGCACGTGTCCTTCGCGACCTGCAGCAGGTTCGGCGGCAGTGCGTTGTCGATCCCGCGGTGCTCGGTGGCGACGAACTCTTCCAGGGTGAAGTGCGAACTCAACTGCATACCATCCTCGCGATCTGCGTGACGCGCTCGGTGAGCGCTTTGAAGCGATGCGAAATGGCGCTCTGCCCGACCCCGTCGGCGTCAGCCATCTCGCTCAGGGTCTTGCCTTCGAGTACGTGCCGCGTGAGCCGACGCTCGTCAGCGCTGAGGCGCTGCTCGAGAGCACGCAGCAGCATCTGGCGGTCGACTTCGTCCGCGGGGTCGTGCTCGTCGTCGACGAGGTCGGGAATCTCGTCGAGTTGCGGCATGCGGTGCTGCTCGGACTTGCTGCGGCCGCACCAGCTCGCGGCGCGGCCGGCGTCGATCGCAGCGCCGTAGAGCCGCCGCGAAACGTAGCGCACGCGATGCTCGTCGTTCTGGCATGCGGCGATCTGGTCGCGAGCGAGCCACAACGCCAAGCGCAGCTCCTGCGCGAGGTCTTCCGGTTCAACGCCCAGGCGCGAGGTGTACTTGCGCGCCATGTTGCGCACGTACGGCTCGTACGTGCTGAGCGGCTCAGGGAGTGCTACGAGACCGAGACTCATTGCCCACTCTCCGGGCGCAGCTTCAGCGCGAGACCCACACCGGTGAACATGGCGCCCACGCCAATGCCGAACTGCTGCAGGTCGAAGTGGTTGTGCAGCATGATCAGGTCGTAGCCCGCATACACGAGGCCGACCGGAACCGTCAGCACGGCGAGCACGCGGATGATGTCGTACGACATACCGTCGGCCTCGGTGAGCACGTGCTTGATCATCGTCATCAGCGCGTTCATTTCTGGTTCTTCCTGATCTCTTCGAGCATGTCGAAGATGCGGTTGAGGGACGACTGCAGCTCAACGCGCGGCACGTAGTTCTCGGCGAGCTTCACGTTCAGCTCGGTGAGCTGGCGCTGCTGGCTCTGAATCATTTGCCACATGTTGTTGACCCACCAGCCGACGCCGGTCACGACCACCCAGAGCAGCGCGTGCACTACTGGGCTGTTGAACACTTCCATTGACGCTCCCATGTCACCGCTCCGTGATCTTGAAATACACGGTGCGGTCATCCGTACGCCCCGCCACTGTTTGCACGCGCACAGTGACGGAGACCTTCGTGCCCGCTGTACCGCCTGAGAGCCACAGCGTCACTTTCTTGCCCGACACGACCACCGTGTCCTGCACCGTCACGCCGTTGGCGCTAGCGATGGCAGTTGCGATCTGGATCGTGTCGGTCCCAACCAGCCAGGACGTGAAGTCGATCGTGTAATCGAGCAGCGCGTCCGGGTCTTTGTCGATCGTTGCCTTGCCGGCAACCACGTTGAAATCGCTCATGTCGTTCGGTCCTCCGCAGGTACGGTGTAGACGCGGTCCTCAAACGCGATCGCGAAGGAGCGGTCCTCGAAAGGGATGGCGTACGTGCGGTCTTCGAAAGGGATCGCATACGTACGATCAGGATCGGGCGGCGCGAGGCGATTCCAGAACTGCAGGACGCCGAGCATCGTGCTCACTGCCTGCGCACTCGCCTGGGCGTTGGCGATCGCTGTGAGCGCACCCACCGCCGCGCTCACCGCATCAGCTTCAGCGATGGCCGCAGCCGTCGAAGCGCCCGCCGCTGCGGCCGCAGCAGCACTCGCGCAGCTGCCCTGCATGAGCGCGAGGCCCTGGATCGCCCCGCTGGCAGCAGCACCCGCTGTGCACGAGCCGGCCGCACCGATGATTCCGGTGCCCACGGCCTGGGCACTCGCGCCTGCGCTTGCCGAGCCCACCGCCGGCTGCGTGCCAGTGGCATAGGCCGTGGCGCTGGCCGTGCCAGCAGCGCTACCCGCAGCACGGGCCGTAGCAGCGCCAGCAGCGCTCGCGGCTGCGCCGGCAGGGGCTGAGCCCGCCGCAGCGGCGATCGCAGCGCCTGTGGCCGTAGCCGTGGCGCTGGCGGTGGCCGAACCCGCCGCGGGGCGTAGCGCGAGGCCAGCGCCAGCTGCCACGGCGCTACCGGTGCTGGAGCCGACGCCGGCAGCAGTGGCTGCGCCGGCAGCACTGGCGAGCGCCGCGCCGGCGCTCGAACCTGCGGCCGCGGCGGTGGTCGCGCCGATGGCGCTCGCCACGCTCTGCGCGCTGCTGGAGCCCGCAGCAGCGGCCGTAGCCGCACCCGCGGCGCTCGCCGCGCTGGTGGCGGCCACAGCACCGGTGGCCGTTGTCACACCGACGCCTACCGCACTCGCCGCGCTGGTGGCGCTGCTCGTGCCCGTCGCGGCGACGACGCTGGTGCCGATCGCTGCCGCAGTGGTCGTGCCAGCGGATGCAGCGATGGAGCTGGTGATCGCCGTGATGACGCCGGCCGCACTCGAAGTGCCAGTGCTGCTACCGGTGCCCGTGGCGGTCGAGCCGCTCGGCGAAACACCGTCTGCGCTCGAGGTGGCGGCGATCGAGCCCACCGCCGCGGCAGTGGCCGCGCCCACTGCGCTGGCGCTGCTCACCGCTGTGCTCGAGCCTGCAGCCGCCGTCATGCCGGTGCCGACCGCTGCTGCAGCGCTGCTGCCCGCGCTGCTGCCGATGGCAGCCGCGGTGGCCGCGCCCACGGCGTTGGCGGTCGTGGTGCCGGCGGTCGAGCCGGTCATCAGCGCACCACCAGAGCTGGCGCCGAAGGCCGTCGTCGTGGTGGTGATCGTGCCGACGGCTGCCGCGGTCGACGCGCCGGTGGCGCTCGCCGCGCTGTCGGCCGTGCTCGCACCCGCGCCGGCCGCCGTCGCAGCGCCGGTGGCGCTCGCCGCAGCGGAGGCAGCAGCAGAGCCCGTACCAGCGAACGTCGCCGCGCCGGTGGCGCTCACCGTCGTCGTAGCTGTCGCAGAGCCCGTGGTGGCATCGACGGCAACACCCGTGGCGCTCGCCGCCGTGGTGGCCGCTGCAGAGCCCGTGGCGATCGCGGTGCATGCGCCCGTGGCGCTCGCCGCCGTGCTACCCGCAGCGGAGCCAGCAGCGGGCGTGAGGGCCGTCGCCGTCGCGCTGGCGAGCGCCGCGCTGCTGCTTGCGCCCGCACCCGCCGCGGTGCTCGCGCCCGTGCCGCTGGCCGCTGTGGTGCCAGCGATCGAGCCCGTCGCTGCGGTGATGCCCACACCAACAGCGCTCGCCGTCGTGGTGGCCGCTGCCGTGCCGGTCGCGGCGTCGGTCGCTGCGGTACTCGCTGTGGCAGTCGTTGTCGCCGCAGCGCTGCCGACGGCAGCCACCGTGCTGGCGCCGGCGGCAGTGGCGGTCGTCGTTGCCGCAGCGTTGCCGACCGCTGCATCGGTTGCTACGCCGACCGCGGACGCCGAGGTGGTACCGGCGATCGAGCCCGTCGCTGCTGTGACGCCGACGCCGACAGCACTGGCATCAGAGGTGGTCGTGATCGTGCCGGTTGCGGGCGTGATCAGCGTGCCGGCCGCGCTCGCCGCGGTGGTAGTGCTGATCGAGCCCGTGGCCGCCGCCGTGCTGGCGCCGGTGCCTGCGGCCGCGGTGGTGCCGGTGGCGGTGCCCTTCGCGTTGAAGGTGCTTGCGCCGACGGCGCTCGCCGCTGCCGTGGCCGTGCTGGAGCCGACACCAGTGACCGTCGAGCCACCACCCGCCGCGGGGCGCAGGGCGATCAGCGTGAGGATGCGGCCCGCGTTCCCGCCGCTGGGGTTCGAGCCGCTGACCTGGACCGTGATCGCGCCGGCCGTGCTCTGGTTGCACGACGCCGCGGCGATGTTGATGAAGCCGGCGTTGAGGTCCTGGTGCTTAGTCCAGGCGCCGGTGGTGCCCGAGGTGGTGCTGAACGTGAAGACCGAGTCCTGCGAGGTCGCCACGTCCATGTCGGCGAACGCGAGGATCTGGCAACCGTTCGTACTCGGCGTGATCGAGGCCGAGAGCGTCCAGGGGCCAGCACCTGTAGCCCCCGACTGCACCGACACCACTGCCACGTCGATCGGTGTCGTGGTGTCGACGCCGGTGAACGCGAGCACGCCGCCGATCGAGCCGCCGGTGCTCGTCGCGGTGATCGTGGTCTCGCTGCCCGTCGCGCCGTTCTTCATCGCGACGGCCAGGGTCGAGCCGTCGATCGCGCTGGTCAGCGTGTTCGATTCTTGCGTGAACCCCGACTGCCACCCCGGGGTGATCGCGCTATTGCTGTCATCACCGAGGTAGAAGAGAAGGCAATCGCCCGCCGCCGGAGCCGCTGTGATGTTCAGCGGGTCCTGCTGGGTGCTGTTGCTCCAGCCGGCGCGGAAGGCGATTGCCACGATCTAGCTCAGTCGGGGCTGACCACGGTGAGGGTCGCGTTGAACGCCGAGGGCGCAGTGATCGTGCCCTTCACGTGCGTGGGCACCATGTCGGCCGACCACGAGAAGCCGATGCGCGCCGGGGTCGGCGTGGGCTGCTTCGTGGTCGGCACGAACGGGTCGATGTGCTGCGGGCCCGCCACCGTCTGGTAGGTCACGCCGCCGTCGTAGGACGCCGACAACGACAGATCGCAGCCCGCGCTCGGCCAGTTGTCGCGCGTGACATCCACGTCGATCTCGGTGGTGGTGAGGTTGGTGGGGACGGCGAGCGCGGGCGACGTGGTCGTGCCCTTGGGGATGCGAACGCTGCTCTGGTACAGGACAGTCGGCATGACGTGCTCCGGCTGGGGGTAAAACAAAGGGCGGCGAGCCGGGTGCTCGACTCGCCGCCCCTACTTCTCCTCGTTGATCAGCCTTCGGTGATCGTCGACGCCGTGGTGAGCTGGGGCGTGACGCCGTTCGACACCGAGATGTTCGGAGTCACGGTGCCCGAGTACAGGATCTTTCCGGTACCCGAGGCTGCCGTGCCGACCGCCCAGTTGGTGATCGTGTTGGTGCCACCGGTGCAGGCCGGGAAGGTCACCGCGGCGGCCGGCGCGACTTGCGTCGGGCTCGAGCCCGACACCGTCCAGCCACCGCTCGTGCGGGCCACCGCCACGCGGGCGTAGCCGGTGTAGGTCGCCTCGCTGGAGGTCTGATTGCCGGTGTCGGTCGGGTCCGCGGTATGCAGCGAGACGTAGAGGTTCGTCAGCGGCGCAGTTGCGGCGTTGTCGGCAATGTTGGCGATCGCTGTTCCCTGGAAGATCAATTTCAGGATGTCGGATTCGAAGGTCGCGGCTTTTCCGGCCATGGCAGGCTCCTATGAGTCAAATTCCACCGTAGGCCACGGTGCGGGGCTTGTGACGTTTGCGCTCGGCCGCGAGCTTTGCCTTCTGGCAGTACGCGAGGAAGCGCTGCTCGAATTCAGCTGCCTTGGTCTTGTCGAAGGTCTCCGCGTCCTGCTTCGAGTACGCGAGGTGCTTCATCCACAGCAGCAGCGCACGCTGGTGCTCGGGCTGGATCTCCAGCGCCTGATCCGTGTCGGTGATCGTGTTGAGCGGGAAGCGGAACACCGTGAGCTGCAGCGTGATCGTCTCGTTGGAGACCGGATGCACGCGCGCCTTGTGCTCTTCCATACCGATGATCAATCGCGAGACCGGGCCCTGCGCGCCGTCGAACTTCAGGCAGTGCCTGGGCATGTCCTCGCGGTTGATCACCTCGACGCTGTCCGCGCAGGCATCCAGGCGGTACACGTCGCGGATCTTGATGATCGAGGGGTGCAGATTGACCCAGTCGGTGCTGGGTACGACAGCGATCTGCGTCACGTCGACGTTGGTCGCGTCGGCGATCCCCTCGGTCTCGAGGCAGAACTGACGCTGCGCCTCGTCCATGAAGCCGAAGACTTCGTCGTCCGCCCAGAGGTACGGCTCGGCGTTGTCGTCGATCTCGCTGCGGAAGAGGTTGTACAGGTCAGTGCTGTCCATCTTCAGCTCACTCGCCAGAACCTTCGTTCTGCTCGCGCTGCATCATTCCCCACACGCCATCGCGCTCCTTGTTGTCGACGTTCCAGCCGAGCTTCGCGGAGATGATCTTGGCGTGCGGCGAGCCGGCGGCAGTGAAGTCCTCGCGCCGGCCCAGCTCCAGCAGCTCGGTGATGACTGCCTTGATGGCGTTGGCGCGCTCGACCGGATCGGTGGGCTCGGTGGCGCGCTTGGGCGCATCGTCGACCAGCTCTTCCTCGGGGATGCCGCCGGCAGCGAGCACCTCCTTGTGCATGATCGACGGCACGTGGGTCGCGACGCCCTTCTTGAACTCGACCGCGTGGCCGTACACGGAGGCCACCACACGGTCGCGGTGCATGACGAATTTCATTGCTTCACCTTATGGAGAGACGGGGCCGGTTGGCCCCGTCCTGAACGCCACCAGATCAGCTGACCTGGACCTCGTTGACGCGGCCAGAGACCACGTACTGCACACGCACGGTGACCGTACCCTGCGTCGCGTCGCCGTTGGCGTTCGCGAGCGTGATGCGGATGTTCTCGCCCGAACCGACATAGCCGGTCGGGGTGAGCGCCGTGCGGGCCGCCGACTTCGTCGACACCGCGCTCGCGTAGCGCGTCGCGCTGCCCGAGTCGCCCACGGAGATCGTGGCCGTGCCCGAGTCGTTCGACGCGGTGCTCACCGTGATGTCGCCGCCGGTGACGGTGGCGTTGGGCGGCAGACCGATGATGTCGTACACCGTGCCGGCGTTGGCCTTGAAGGCCGTGTCCACGCCGCTGGTGTTGACCATGTCGTCGGTCATGTTGAAGGTGAAGATGGCGACCAGCGGGTACTGGAGGCCGCGATTGGCTTTCAGGGTTGCCATGGTGTTGGCCTCCTATTACTCAGCCACGTAGCACGAGATCACGCCGAAGTCTTCGACGGACCCGTTCTCGTAGATGTTGCCGAACTTCGGCTTCAGGAAGCCGAGGATCTTGCCCACCGAGATGGCCTGCTGGTTCTCGTAGTCGAAGCCCTTCTCGACCCACTCGGGAGCGCCGATGTCAGCCATGCCCAGGGCTTGCGCGCCGCAGAACAGGACCTGACAGCCTTCCACCGTGCCGCCCGAACCCCACTTCGAGCCGCTGGCAGCAGCACGGGTGTTGTAGACGTGGCGGAACTCGTGGATGTACAGGCCGTCGACCTTCACCGAGGTACCGGTGAACAACTCGTTGCCCTGACCACGGACACCGGCGGTGCGCAGGTTGAGCATGTAGTTGTTGTCGAGCTTCAGGCGCGCCATCGCCGTCGGCGTGACGAACACGTGGAAGGTCTCTTCCCCGTTGCCGTCCTTGATGCCGCGGATGTAGCGCTCCTTGGCGTACGCCTTGAGCTGCACCAGCGTGTTCCACTGCAGGTAGTCGGTCGCAGCGACGGCCGAGGTCGCAGCGCCGCTGACCAGCACTTGGTTGGTCGCGTCCCAGCGCAGGCGACGGTTGGTCGACGGCGCGGCCACGTCGGCGGCGAACTCGAGGTACGGCAGGTCCGAGCCCACGCGCGGGATGCCGGTGTTCTTCATGCCGTACGAGACGCCCGACATGGTCAGGAACGCCAGCTGGTCGATGCGGTCGGCGAGCCAGTAGGCCAGCACGTCGCGGCTGTTGCCGCGGAATTCCACGATCGACTTCTGGTCGGCCATGCGGCCTTCGTGCCGGTTGGCGTGACGCAGCTGGTCGATGCGGATGACCTGATCGAAGGTCTGCATCGCCTCTTCGTTGCCTTCCAGCGTGCGGTCACCCGCTACACCGTCGCCCTGCAGGTCGGCGAGCAGCGTGATCACCGCTCGTGCGCCCTTCTCGGACTTCTTCAACTCGGTGATGTGCTGCACCATCGAGTTCGGGCCTTTGCCCAGGAAGCGGTTGATGAACGACTGGTTGCGCGCGTTGCGCCACAGGTCCATCGACCACACGGTCTTCTGCTCGTTGGTGAGCAGGCCGAAATTGGTAAGTGCCATGACAGGCTCTCCCGTAGATCGAGGGTTGAAACGACAGGCTTCCGTCGAATGTCGCTTCGACCAGCGAGAGATGCCGGGCCGTATCGTGGCCCAAACGAACTTAGATCGAAATGTACTCGAAAAAAGAGCCGCTCATCAAGAGCGGCTCTGAACGAAACACAGGAGTGTTACTGCAAGGAGCTTCGATAGTAGATCGAAGTTCGATCCGGCGTCAACCGTCCGTGCCGGGAGCGGGCGCCGGAGCGGGGTCGGCCGGCGCGGGGGCCGGAACCGGATCGGGCGCGGGTGCGGGGGCAGCCGGGGTGTTCGCCGCGACCGCGGCCGCCAGGGCGTCGGCGCTGGACTTGAGGTCCGCGCTGAGCTGGTCGAGCGCGGCGCTGTTGTCGCCGGCCTTCGCCGCAGCGATGGCGGCGTCCAGGCGCGAGGAGAAGCCGTTGATGAGGGTGACGGCCGAGGCCATGACGCTCTTCACGTCGGTGACTTCGGCTTGGAGGGTCTGCAAAGAGTCCATGAGTTCTGCCTTCAGCTGGAGGATCAGGGTGTACAGGCTGCGTTCTTCGTCCCGCAGCCACCGGAACATGCGGCTCAGCATCGAAGCACCGCCTTTCAGGGAGAGCGAAGCCCGCCTGAAAGCGGGCCTCGACGTGCAGCTTAGATCGAACTTAGAGCCGTGGCAAGAGTTCGACCAACACCCAGCTCAACGGGAACGCCGCGGTGGCGATCGTCTTGGCGATGCACACGGTCATCGTCTCGTGCTCGTGGTAGTAGTCCCAGGCCTTCTTGCCGCCGCCCAGGAGCAGCATCACCAGCGCGGCGAACAGCGACGGGTGCGCCATGCCGGCGCTCCAGCCCATCAGCCACGGAAAGGCGCCGAGCGCGGAATACAGCACGTGGTTGGCCCAGTCGCGCGGTGCCTGCGGCAGCAGCGTGTCGAGCGGGTCGGTTTCGGTGGGGATGGTGCTCATACGAGGTGCCTCATGGAGTCAATGACTGCTTTGAAGAGGTAGTCCTTGGTCCGCTGCTCGAGCGGCAGTTCGTGGTACGCACAGAAGCACGGGTGGATCTTCTGCACCGGGTCCTTGTACACCCCGTAGCTCCACCCTTCCGCGCGCTTTTGCGCGAGCCAGCTCTCGTGGCTCTGCTCCGGCGTCGCGTCGGGGTTGTCGAGGTGGAACTGGACGCCGTTGACGGCGCTGCTGCGCTGCCAGTCCGGCGCGTCGAGCCACGCCGGCTGGCTGTCATCGCCGATGCTGCGGCAGTACGCACGGTTGACCTCGTGCGCGACCCGGGCGATGTCTTCCTTGGTGATGCTCACTTGTTGCCTTTCTTGGGGAGGTGGAGGGTGCCGCTCGTCTGTTGCGCGGCGGCCTGCGGCGCGGCCTCCGCTTCGTGCTTCTTCGCCTGCCCGAGCTGGTAGGGCATCCACTCGGCGAAGCTCTGGCCGGGCGTGACGTTGTCGCCCTCCTGCTTGAGCTGCACGCCCTGGCGGAAGTGCGTGCCGCCGTAGTGGTCCGTGACCAGCAGGTTCACGTTGCGCTCGCTGCGCGTGTACAGCACTTGGGCGGTGAAGGGCTGCTCAACGTCGATCTGGCGCATGGTGGCGAGGTCGAACAGGCTGGGCCAGTACCAGACGACGCGGCCGACGGTGGGGGTGATCATGCGAACTCCTTGAGGCGCGCGTCGACGCGCGCAAGACTGTGGCGCCACGACTGCGCGAGCGCCGGCCAGCTCTTGGTGAAGCGCTCGGCGTCCTCGATCCGCCGCACGCACGTGGCGCGCAGGGCGAGGAGCGTCGAGCGCGTGATGGCCGGGCGCGCGAGCACCCGATCCAGGTCAGTCGACAGGACGAGTGGGCGCTTAGACATCGTCGCCGCGCAGCTTGGCGAGGTCCGCCTCGTTGAGCTTGGCGAACTCGTCCTGACTCATCTTCATCACCGTCTCGGCGGTGAGCTTGCCGCCGCCGTTCTTGTCGTGGTCCTGGCCCGCCTTGTTGATGTTCGGCGGCTGCTTGCCGGCGACCTCGGCGTTCTTCTTGAGCTGCGCCTTGCGCCGCTCCTCGGCCGTGGCCTTGGCGAGGTCTTCCTTGTCGACGCGCACTTCCGCCTCGGTGGCAGTCTTCTGGCGCGTCGTAGCAGCGCCCAGCAGCACCTTGGCGGCCTTCTGCACAGCTTCAGCGCGCGTGTACTTGCCAGTGGCGACGTAGCCGTCGCGCAACTCGATCATCTCGCCGGCGAGGTCCTCGTCGTAGTCCTCGTGGTCCGGGTTGATCTGCGGGTACGCCTGCTCCAGGCGCTCCACCGTGGTGTCGTAGCGCACGCGCTCGTAGGCGCGCGCCTCGGCGGCCTGGATCTGCAGCAGCGACTTCGTCTCGCTGATCTGGCGCTCGAGCGCGCGGATCTCGCGCATCTTCGCCGTGGCCTTCTCGACTTCACCGTCGACGAGCAGCTTGTTGTACTCGCCCTCGGCCTTGGTCAGTTTGTCCTCGGCGGCGGTGATGGCCTCGTTGGTGGCCGCAACCTGCTCTGCGCCCTTGGTCTTCGCCAGCTCGCGCTCCAGCGCCTCGCGGCGCTCGCGCTCCTTGTTGAGGATCTCCTGGTGGCGCTTGAGAGGGATGCGAGAGTCCTTCTTGCCCTTGGGCTTGTCCTTGTCCTCCTCGTCGTCTTTCTCGTCATCCTCGTCCTTCTTCTCAGGGTCCTCTTCCTCTTCGTCGCCCTTCTTGTCCTTCTTGTCCTTCAGGCCGACGCGTTCCTTGTCCTCGTCGGTGGGCTCCTTCGGGTCGGGCTTCTTCGCGTCGTCGCCAGTGGGCTCGAAGTCGTCACCGCGGTCGACAGCGCCGCCATCACCGCCACCGCCCCCGCCGGCGTCGGCCGGGGCCATGTACGTGATGCCGAGAAATTGGCGCAAGAGCCAGTGAACCTTCATTGCCGAACTCCTTGTTTGGGCTTGCCGCCCTGGTTGGTGGTGGGTTGGGGGTTGCGTGCCTGCTGAATGCGCACGGCGCGCTCGGTGGCGGCCTGCTCAGCCTTGAGCTGAGCGTCCTGGGCGGCCTCCTGGCGCTTGATCTGCATCTCGAGGGCCAGCTCGCGCTCCTTGATGGAGGCCTCGTGCTGGAACTTCTGTTCGTTGAGCTGGATGTCGGCGTGCGCCTTGAGCATCTGCGCGCCCACGCCGTTGTCCTCCGGCGGCGCGGAGGCCTCCTTGTGGGCCTTGACCAGCTCGACCTGGGTCTTCGCCTGCTTGAGGCCCGCGTCGGCGTGCTTGCCAGCAGCCTCGGCCTGCGTCTTGGCGACCTCGGCCTGCTGCGCCTGCAGCTGAAGCTGCTGCTGTTGCTGCGCCTCGGGGCTCTGCGCGGCCGCCTGCATCTTGGCGATGATGTCCTTCTTGTTGAGCAGGCGCGAGGAGTCGATCAGCACCTCGTCGGGGATGCCGACACCCAGCTCCTTGAGCGCGATCGCTTGATCGAACTGCGAGTCCTCGAGCGTCTCGCGCTGCGGCACGCTGCTGATGACCACGTCGTACTCGCCCAGCGTCAGGTCGTTGAGGATCTGGCCTTCCGGGGTCGGCTGGTTGATGCCGAACGTCTCGGTGTCGCCGGTCACCTTGTCGTGGGTGATCGTCATCAGCCGCGGCTCGGTGTAGAACTCCTGCACGAGGTCAAGCACGTTGCGCGCGAGGATGTAGTCGGTGCGCACGAGGCTGTCCAGGGGCTTGGCGAGGTTCGTCGAGCCCGCCTGCCGCTTCGCCTGGATCGCCTTGGCGGCCACGTCCTCGCGGTCGAAGCCCTGCATGGAATCGGAGATTCCAGAGATCGACTTGATGTGCTCCTCGGACTTGTAGCTGATCCGGTCCAGGCCCGAGGGCATCTGGTTGGGCTGGATCTTCTGCACGTCCTTGTCGGGGTCCCCGTTGACCTCCATCACGAGGCCGGTCTCGGCGCCGCGCTGCTCCAGCTCCTCGATCGACATGTTCGTGAGCGCGCCGGCCTTGACCTTCCAGCCGGAGTTCGCCGTCGTGTTGAGGACGTGCAGCTCCTGCGAGGAGACCTTGTTGAGCAGCTCCTGCGGGCCGATCAGGTTCTCGACCAGCCCGACGGTTAGACCGTGGCGGAAGAACGGGAAGTACGGCACCACGGTGAAGTGCTTGTACGGGCTCCAGTCGTCGAACAGCACGACGTTGTCGGCGATCACCGTCCACTTGATGCGGTGCACGAGCTTCGGGACCACCTTCAGGCCCAGCTTCTCGACGAACCACGCGATCTTGTTGCGGTCGAAGTCCTTCGGGATCGGCCGCATGTCGCCCGTCTCGGGGAGCAGGAAGTGCTTCTGGTTGTCGAGGATGCGGTACTGGCGCTCGATCACCCGGATGTTGCGCATCACCGACGACTCGTCGTAGGTGCCGTTGTACATCGGGTTGAAGCGGTCGCCGAAGCGGTCGCGGAAGCTCTGGATCGAGTCGTAGCCGTACGGGAAGAAGCTCTGCTCGCGGTTGCGCAGGACCTCCGCGTCGTCCGGGTTGTAGAGGATCGCGATGTCGTCCGCGGTCATCCACTTCGTGACGAAGACCTCGTTCCAGGTGTCGGGGTCGTAGTCCTCGCCGTCCGGGTCGACGATGACGTTCTTCGGGTTGAGGTTGTCGATCTTCACCTCGCCCTGCATCGACTCGTTGAACTCGATGCGCACGTCGAGAAAACCGCGGCTGGTGATGATGCCGTCGGCGAAGCAGTCCGAGCGCTTCCAGTCGAGCTGGTTGTCGTCGCTGATCTGCTTGAACACCTTCACCAGGGTGTCAGCGATCTCCTCGGGCGCGCCGGAGCGCGGGCGGAAGCTGATCTCGGAGCGGTTGTAGATCTGCTCGCCCATGACGTTCGCCAGGGTCGAGATGATCTTGTTGATGGTGAGCGCCGGTCGGCGCGCTTGGCGCAGCTTCGCGCGGTCCTTCTCGTCCCACTGGTCGCCGATGAAGAAGCGGTTGCACGTGTCCGCCTTCTCGACGTACTGCGCATGCCCGTTGTCACGGCACCATGCGTAGCGGTTCCAGATCCGCATCGCGGTGTGGGTGTCAATCGGCATCGCCGACCTCCATCTCGATCGGTTTCGGGAGCTTGCCAGTGACGTAGACGCCGAGGTTCAGGTTCGGCAGGAAGAACCCGACCACCATGAAGACGGCCAGGGAGATGAGGAAGAGCGGCTCGAACAGCCAGTGGCGCGGCGTGACCTCGAAGTCGACCTCGCCCGCGCCCATGTAGACCGGGCACAGGCCGAGCCAGCCCTTCTCGATGAAGCGGATGATCATTTGCTGCGCAGGCCCAGCTTGCGGTTCGCCTTGGCGTCGATCTTGTGCTCGGTGGCGACGCTCATGCGTCCGGCTTCGACCGCCTGGGTGGCGCGCGCCTTGGCATTCGCCGCGTGGCTCTTGTCGGGCATCGGGTAGGCCCGCTTGCCCGGCTCGCCGAATTGGGAAGCGCGCAGGCCATTGCGGCGGGCGGCGGTGAGCTTAGCCATGGCGAACCCCCTTGCAGCCGCACGGGCCGCCGATCACGGTGTAGGCATTCGGGAAGTTGGGTGCAGCGGCGGTGGGTACCGGCGCTCCGGCGTAGGCCGGGCCGACCTTCGGCGGAAACCCCGGGTCGAGCAGCGCCGGCACGGGGTGCGCGGGGTGGTCCAGCACCACGTGGGCGAGCACGTCGCGCACGGCCGCTGCGTCGAGCGCCGTGGCGTGGTGGTTCTGCATGGCCTCCATGTAGCCGCGCAGCCAGAAGATGAACTGGGCGGGGCTCATGCTGCCATGTACCCAACGTTGCCCAGGCCGGTTGTCGACACGCGGTCCTTCCATGACTTCACCTTCTGTTCCTGTGGCCGGCGCGGCGCCTGCCGACCGACCACGAGTTGCGCCATCCAGGCCAACGAGTCGACGCAGTCGTCGTGGATGCCGGCGGGGAAGCGCAGCATCTCGGTACGGACGGCATCGAACCACTCGGCCTTCTCGTCGAAGCTCACCATCCCCTGCTGCATGCGCCCCTGGAGCACCCGGGCGCGGGCCATCTTGTCTGTGATCGGTTTTAGAACTTCGATTGCAAGGTACAGCTTCCTCTCGCGCATGCGCTTCCGCAGAAGCGCTTCGATCGCACGATAGATCTGACCGTCCTCGAAGCCCAAAATTAGACTCGGACTATACCAGCGGGCGGCGAGATTCAAGATGGCTTCGACGATGAAGAACGCATCGCCGCTCTTGAAGCGCAGGACTTCCGCCACGTGCAGCATGTCGTCGGCGTCCTGCAGCCCGACCGAGCCCACGGTGTAGTCGTTCTGCTTTTTCTCGCTGATCGCGAAGTCGAAGGCGATGAACACGTTCGCGTCGCGCACGCGCGGCACCGGCTGGCGCCGGAACTGCTCCCGGGTGAAGTACGCGCCGTCGTCGGGCACCGGGTTCTGCTGGTAGAGCGCGCTCCACCAGCGGCCGCCCTTGTTCTGGGCCTTGATCCGCAGCAGCTTCTTCAGGTCGTAGCGCGCCGGGTGCAGCGCCTCGCCCTTGGCGCGCAGGTAGATGTAGTCCGCCGGGTCCTTGCCCTCGGCGGCAAGGCGCTTCTGGGCGTTCTGGGCCTCGATCGCCTGGGCCATGCTGTCCCGCAGCGGGTCACCCAGGGCCTCGGGCGTGTTCAGGTCGCGGCGCTCGAGCGCGGGCTTGTCCTGGTGCTCGACGCGGTAGATCACCTCCGAGCCGATCTCCAACCACTCGTCGGCCTCGGCGATCGCCGGGTACTTGATCACCTCGAACTGGTCCACGTGCTCGTCGTCCGAGCCCGAGGCCATCATCTGCTGCAGCTTGCCGGCGAGGTCGTCGTCGTGCCACCACGTCTGGATCACCAGCACGCCGCCGCCCGGGGCGAGGCGCGAGTAGGCGGTCGACAGGTACCACTCCCAGATCTTCTCGCGGGCGTCGGCGCTGTCCGCCTCCTCGGCGTTCTTCACCGGATCGTCGATCACCAGGACGTGCGCGCCCTTGCCGGTGATCGGGCCGCCGATACCGGCCGCGACGTAGCCGCCGCGGCGGTTGTGCACGCCCCACTCTTCCGTGCTCCCGTTGTTCGGGTCGATCTTGGTGTCGGGGAACACCGTCTCGTAGCTCGGGTCCTCGATGATCTGCTTCACCTTGCGGCTGAAGCCCATCGCGAGGCTCAGGTTGTACGAACAGGCGATGAACTCGTGGTCCGGGAAGCGACCCAGGTGCCACGCGGGGAAGTTCTTCGAAGCGATCTCGGACTTGCCGTGCCGCGGCGGCATCAGCAGCATCAGGCGCGGGCTCTTGCCCTTCGCCACGTCGTCGCTGAAGCGCTCCAAGCGCCGGCAGATGTCCTGGTGGACCCACCCGTCAAGGTATTTCGGGTTCAGCCGCTTGATGAATGGCAGCAGGCGTCGGCGTGCCAGGACCCGCTCCGCTAGCTCCTTCTGCAGGGCTTGGAGCTTCGGGTCCTGGGGGGAAGTGGTAGTCGAGGAGCTGAGGGACGGGGAAGGTGCCTTTTGTGCCCCAGCGATCGCGGCCGACGTACTGGCGGCGGACGTACGCACGCCAGCGTTCGTCGCGGCCTTCGTAGACGACTTCTTCCTGGATGCGGATGGCTTGGTTGCGGGCGCAGTGGACCGGGACGCCTTTGAGCCAGTGCGCGAAGTCTTCGTACTCGAGGCCGTCTTCCGCGACGAAGGGGGCTTGCGGGTCGAAGCCATCAGTCGTCTTCCTCTTCGGTGGCTTCATCCTTGATCTCCTGCTGGATCAGGCGCAGGAGTTCTGCGTCCGACAGCTTGTTCATGCGCTCCATCACGACGTTGCCGTTGAGCGTGATGTCGACCTTCTTCTGCACCGGCTCGTAGTAGCCGCACATCTTCCCGATCTCGCGCCAGCCGGCGACCATCGTTGACGGCTCGGCGAGCAATTTCGCCATCTCCACCGCCTCCAGCAGCCCGTCCATGACCTTCTTGCGGGTCATGCCGGCCGCCTCCTCGTACTTGCGCTTCTCCTCCTGGTAAAGGGCGAGCACTTCGGGGCGCTTCACGAGCTGGTAGGCCGCCGCAGCGTTGTCGTTGTAGCCCGCGCGCAGGGCCGCCGAGGTGATCGACTCCCCTGCGGCCCAGTGCTTGATGAACGAGCGCTGAAGCTGCGTCAGCGGACGGTTCTGAGAGGTGACTGCGGTGTTGTGCGGTAGCCCAGCAACGCGTTCGGACACCTCCGCGGCATAGCCGGCGGGGCGTCCACGGGTACGGGGCTTCTTCGAGGTCGCGGTCATGGCCCGCGAGTGTATCTCAGATCTAAAACCAAGTCGAATTGGAAGTTTGGAAGGTTCGTCTCCGGGAAATTTTCTAAAAAAAAAAAATCTAGGTGGGCTCCACAGATACGGCGGGGTGAGTCTCCTCTCCCCCGCTCCCTCGCATGCCACCCCCACTTCGGATTCGCATTCGGGTTTGCGTGCGAAGGGACTCCAGGATCTCCACCGTTGGTGCTTGTCGCGTTCGAGCCGCAAACACCGCGGCTCGAACTCAAGCTGCATGAGTGTCCTCGATCACTCACTGGAGATCCTCATGCTCACGGTATTCATCGCTTGCTGCTTCAGCGGCTACGTCATCTCGCGTCCCATCGTTCACGCTGTGCGCGCGTATGCGCGTTGATGAGGAGCACATCATGTCTCGCATGACCAAGGCTCAGCTCATCGAAGAGAACGCCAAGCTGCGTGCGCACTGCGACTGGTTGGAGCGCCAAGTTGCGGCACAGGGTACGGCTGCGAACGAAGTTCGCGGGGCAACTCCGGCGGCGCGGGCTGCGCGCAACGCCAATACCTGGTTCGATGCGTCGTATCGCGCGGAATATCGCGC